GTTACCCCCCACAGGCGGCGCAGGCCAGGCGATCGGCGGGGACGACGTGACCGGCGGCGGCGCACCGTGCCTGGGCCGCCTCGCGACGGGCGTTCTGGGCGGCGGCCTTGGCGGGGGCGGGGGCCATCGGGCCGTGGCCGAACCGGGGGCGGGCGGGGCTGGTGGTGGTCATGAGGTCCTTCTTTCGGGTGAGGTTCACGGGCTGTCCGTGCCGGGATGGCGTCCGTGAGGCGGGCGGGCCCCCCGGGGCCCGTGAGGGCCCCGGGGTCGGTGGGTCAGGCGTTGCGGTCGTGGTCGACGCGACGGGCGAGGTCCATGGCGCGGGCGGGGTCGGCGAGGACGATGAGGACGGCGAGGTCGTCGATGTCGGTGGGGTCGATGTCGCCCATGGTGGCGATGAGGTTCTCGGTGGTCTGTGTGGCGGACCATTCGGGACGCCACTCCTGGGTCTGGTGGGTCGCGTGGATATCCTTGATGGCGGCGATGACCTCGTGGTCGGTGAGGTTCGCGAGGCCGGTGAGGTTCGTGTTCATCGTGTGCTCCTTGTGGTTCGTGAGGTTTGCGGGACCGGGGCCCCGGCGGGGCCGTTCCCCCCAAGCATACCCCCGCCGTGACCGGGCGACAAATCAGCAAAGGTTTGCCGGGGGGTGACGTTCGCCACATTTTGGCGGGGGGCCCGAGGGCCCCCCGGGGCGGGCGGCTACTCGGCCTCGCGCAACCACCGGGCGACGACGACGCACGCGAGCGCGGTGCGGATCTCCTCGCGGGTGGCGCCCGGCCCGGCCATGGCGCGCGCCTGGGCCCGCTCGGCGCGGGTGGCGGGGGTGCCGGGGGCAGTGACGGTGTCGTTACTCATCGTGATCTCCGTGCGGTCATGGGGCGGGGCCCCGGTGAGGTGTCTTACGACAAGTTTACCAGCCGCGTGACCGCCTGTCAAGTATGGTAAGCGATTTCCTCAATGTGAGGCTTGTCACAGGGGCACGTGGGGCTGGTGAGGTGGGTGGGGCATGCGAGAGCCCCGGGAGCCGCGAGGCTCCCGGGGCGGGTGGGGCGGGTGGGGCGGGTGTTACTCCTGGTCCGTCTGGGCCGCCATGGCATCGATGTGACGGGCGAGGCGCATGGCGCGGGTGGGGTCCTTGAGGATCGCGAGGGCGTTGAGGTCGGTGAGGTCCTTGAGGTCGATGTCGCTCATGGTGTCGATGAGGTTCCGGATGACGGACGTGACGGACCAGGTCGCGTGCCATCCCTGGGACACGTGGTACGCGTGGGTCGCGGCGATGGCCACGAGGAGGGTGGTGTCGGTGGGGCGGGCGGGGCCGGTGAGGGGGGTGAGGTCCGCGTGCATCGTGTGACTCCTGAGGTTCGTGGGGCCGGGGCCCCGGGGCGGGGGCCGACCGGCCCCCGCCCCCCAATCTTACCCGCCCCGTGACCGGGCGACAAATTGGTAAGCGGTTTCCTCGATGTGAGGTTTGTCACATGGGCAGGGCGGCTGGCGACGCCTGGGACAGGTGGGGTTCGGGAGGTGCGTGAGGCTGGTGGGATGGGAGTGGCAGGTGGGTCGGAAAACCGTCTCCGTGCCCCCTGAGACCCCTGTTTCGCGTGGGGCGGACGAGGCTTGTGAGTTGCGTGGGTCACACGTTGTCCCTGGGGCGAGGGGGGTCCCCGGGGCGGGGGGTGCCCCTGGGTCAGGTGGGGTCCGGGGGGCGGGTGTGACGGATGGGCACCGTGGTGCGAAAGCGACGCGTGAGGTGGGTGGTATGGGTGGGGTACCTGGGGTAGGTGGGGTAGGGGGGCATTCCTGGGGTGGGTGAGGTGGGTGGGGCGGTTGTTGTTCGCGAGACGAACGAGGTTCCTGAGGCCCGTGGGACGGACGAGGCGGGTGGGGTAGGTGGTATGGCATACTGAGTATGCCAGTACCTACCCAGTATGCTAGTACCTACCCAGTATGCCATACTTAGTACGTACTTACCTGGTATGCCATACTGGGTATGGTGACAATGCCGTCACGGGGAGTGACTGCGCGCTGGGAAGCGTTTTCTCGCGGAGGGTTGGTTTGGGCGGTATTGGTTTTTCTGGGTACGAGTCGTTTCGGACGGAAACTATTTGCCTCTGAGACACCCCATGCGTGATAAACTTGACTCATGTCCAAACTAAAGGCTTCCGAGGTTGAGCGGGCGATTCGTGACCGGCGCATCATCCGGGCCCGCCAGGCTGGGCACTCGATCCACGACATTGCCGAGCAGTTCGATCTCACCTCCCAAACAATCTCCCAGATCATCAACAACCGCCTCGTCCAAACCATCAGGCTGAGGGACGCCGAGGCCGATGTCCTCCGCCAGCAAGAATTGGACCGCCTCGATGCATTGCAGGCTGCCGCCTGGCCCCAGGCGCAGGCGGGCCACATCGACTCCCTCAAAATTTGCATGGCCGCAGTCGATCGACGTTGCAAGTTGCTCGGGTTGGACGCCCCCGCCCAACTCGAAGTGATCAGCGTCGGCGCAATCGAGGCCGAACTCCGCCGAATCAACCGCCAGTTGGAGGTCGCCGACCGCCCCACCTGGGTCGATGGCGAGGTCATCGAGGACGAAAACGCTCTCCAACTTGAGCTTGAGCCCGGCCATCGACACGCGAATCGGTAGGTGATGGGACAATGACGGACCTCGGCCAGGGCGGCTACCTCCGCCTCAAGAACGACCTCCTCATGGAGCTGCAGGAAAAGAAGGCCCGGCTGGAGGAGAAGGCCCGGCAGGCGGCCAAGCAGCGCGCCTGGGACTGGATGGCCGACCCCGTCTCCTGGGTGGCCGACATCGTAAAATTTCCAGAGCCTCCCAAGGCTTACCGCGTCCGCAAGCAGGGGCTCGCCCCCTACCAGGGCGGCGCAATGAGGCAGGCGGCGCAACAGGGCCGACTCTTGATGTTCGGGCCGCACGGCCTCGGCAAGTCGACCACCATGGCTCTCCTCGTTTGGTGGTTCGCCACCACGAGGGAGCTCGCCGGAATCGACTGGAAGATCATCACGACCGCATCGAGCTGGAAGCAGCTGAACGACTTCCTCTGGCCCGAGGTGCACAAGTGGGCCAAGTTCGTCAACTGGGAGCGACTGGGAATTCCCGAGCCCCAGCTCGGCCAGGACCTCCTCGGCCTCGCCCTCAAGTGGCCCTGGGGGGCCGCGAGCGCAGCCGCGAGCACCGATCCCGCCAAGATGGAGGGGGCACACGCCACCCACCTGATGTACGTTCTCGATGAGGCCAAGGCGATCGGGCCCGGCACCTGGGACGCCATCGAAGGCGCGTTCAGCACCGAGGACCTGGACGGTTTCCAGGCCCACGACGGCGAGGGGGCAGAAGGGAACCCAGAAAGCCAAGGTGAGGGGGCCGAGGACACAAGGCCCCAAATCAAGAACATCATCGCCGTGGCAATGAGCACCCCGGGTCCAGCGACGGGCCGGTTCTACCAGATTGCCACCGGCAAGCCCGGCTACGAGGACTGGACGGTCCGCAAGGTCGACAAGCAGGAGGTCCTGGACGCGGGCCGAATGAGCGCGAAGTGGGCCGATCAGCGAAAAAAGCAGTGGGGCGAGGGAAGCTCGGTTTACCAGATGCGCGTCCTGGGCGAGTTCTTCCTGGACGACCCCGACGCCCTGATTCCCCTCAGTTGGGTCGAGGCGGCCCAGGCGCGCTGGCAGGACTGGAAGGCAGCGGGAAGGCCAGCCCTGGAGGGGGCGAAGTGGCTGGGCGTGGACGTCGCCGGAGGCGGGGCCGACCACACCGTGATGGCCAGGCGAACCGGCTGGCACATCACCCGGCTTGAGTACCCCCGGGACACCGACTTGATGAAGATCGCCCGCGAAATCAGCCGCGTCCGGGACTACCGCTACGTGATCGACACCTTGGGCATCGGGCAGGGCGTGACCAGTCGATTGAAGCAGCTGTGGGAGGAGAAAAAGGTGGTCCATCGCCCCATCGCCTTCGTCGGTGCGGCCAGCACCAAACTGACGAACCTCACCCGGGAGTACGGCTTTACCAACAGTAGGTCGGCGGCGTGGTGGATGGTTCGGGAGGCCCTCGACCCCCAGAACGAAACGGGCGCAATGCTCCCCCCGGATGAGGAGCTGGTGGCCGACCTGACCGCCCCCACTTGGAGCATCAACCAAACCGGCAAGCCCCCTCTGATCAAGGTCGAGCCCAAGGCGGACGTCAAGCTCAAGCTCGGGCGCAGCCCCGACTTCGGGGACGCCGTGGCAATGGCCTACTGGGCAGGGGCCGCCCGGCGGCCGGTCGCAGTCGCCAAGGCGGGCTCCCAGGGTGCCCCGATCCAGGGCACCACCACCATGGGCCCCGTGGCGCAGAGCGTGAAGAACCGGGCTCGGGTGGCGCAGGGCCGAGGGCAGGGCCGAGGAAAGACGGCCGCCACCAGCTTGAGCCCCCTGGGCGAGGGTCGCACGGCCGGGCGAACGAAGGGCGGGCTGTGACCGTGGAACTGGGCTGGGCAGTTCTGGCTGCAGTTGTGGCGGGGCTGGCTAACGCCCGCCTCACGCGACTGGTAACCGTGGACGAGATTTTCGCGGGCGCGCGGCGGGCCGTCCTACGGCGGCTTGACCCAGATCGAGCGTTCGACCTCAAGGTGGCCTACCTTCTGGAGTGCGGCTGGTGCGCCTCGGTGTGGTGGGCGGCGGCAATGGTGGCGGCCGGGTGGCTCTGGCTGGAGTCGCCAGTGCTGTGGGCAGCGCTTTCAATCATGGCCCTGAGTCAGGTGGCTGGTATGCTTGGGGATCTAAGATTCTATTTGAGAAACCGCCCGCGCTCAACCGAAAATGATTAGGGAATAAGGGAGGTCGGGCATGAGCCGACTCCGTCTCAATCGCCGCCAGCCGACCGTTGCCCCCGCGTTCCCGTCGCCCACCGAGGGCCGTCAGTGCCTGGGCAAAACGAAGTCCGGCCAGCCGTGCCGCCTCTGGGGAGTTCCCACGCACGGCGGCTACTGCAAGGCCCACACCCCCCAGCGGCCCGAAGTCGAGCGGGCGAACCTCGGCGAGGCCAGCAACCGGGGCGGAGCGAACGCGCGAACGCGCGGAACCGTAGCCGCCGTGGCCAGGATTCAGTTCGGCGGGGCCTCGTGGAGGAACTGGCCGATCAACAGCCGCGAGTGGCAGCGGGAGGCGTGGCGACTCTACGACATCACCGGGCCCTTGCGGTTCGTGGTCAACAGCATCGCCAAAACGGCCTCCAAGGCCAAGCTGTTCGTGGGGGAGGTCGACGACTCCGGCGACATCCACGTCGAGACCCAGGACCTCGAAGTCGCCGAGCTGGCGAAGGGGCCGCTGGGCTCGGGCGAGTCCCGGGCCGAGGCGATTCGGCTCATGTGTATCAACCTGCAGGTGGCGGGTGAGGCTTACGTCATTGCGGAGGGCTTCGACCAGACTCTGAACGAGCCGTTGCCGGGCGGCGGACAGAGTGTCGGCGGGTTCCAGAACGTTGACGAGAACGGCAACGACCGCCCCCCCACCTTGGTCGGCCCGGACGGCGACGACGCCGACCGCTGGTACGTGGTCAGCGCCGAGCAACTGACCCTCCAGGGTGACCAGGTCATCATCCGGCGGCCCACCCTCATGGGCGGGGGCTACTTCACCCCGGTCGATGAGAAGGACATCCTGATGCGGATCTGGGTGCCGCACCCGGTCGACATCGACGAGCCCGACAGCCCGGTGAGGTCCGCAATTCCCGATCTGCGCGAACTGGAGGCCCTCCGGAAGCGCGAGTTCGCCGAGCTGGACTCAAGGCTTGCGGGCGCGGGAATCTTCGCCGTTCCGGACAACATGGACTTCCCCCGGGGGGACGCCGACGACGACACCGAGAGCGAGAGCGGCCTCGACGGCTTCCTGGCGGACCTCGGCAACGCCATGAGCGAGTCCCTCCAGGACCGAAGCTCGGCCGCCGCCATGGTTCCCATTGGGATTCAGGGTCCGGCCGAGGCCCTCAAAGAGATCCGGCACATCACGTTCTGGACCGAGCTGTCCGAGGCGATCCTTCCGATGAAGGACTCCGCGCTGAAGATGACGGCCATGAGCCTCGACGCCCCGGTCGAGATGATGCAGGGGATGGGGCAGACCAACCACTGGTCGGCCTGGCTGCTGGACGAGAACACCATCAGCACCCACATCGAGCCGCTGCTGGGCCTGATTGCGGACGGCCTCACTCGGCCGTGGCTGATGCCGGTTCTCCGGAGGATCGGGCGGGACCCCAAGCGGTTCGCCTACAAGTTCAACACTTCGAGCCTGCAGGTTCGGGGGGACAAGACCACTACGGCGCTTGAGCTGCACGAGAGGCGCATCATCAGCGACGCCGCGCTGCGGGAGATCACCGACTTCGATGACGCCCTCGCCCCGGCGGCGGACGAGCGCCTGCGCCGAATGGTCGAGGACGCCATCCGCGTTGCTCCGTCCACCATGATGATGGACCCGGACGTGCGGCGGATTCTGGGCCTGAACCCCGAGATCGCGTACCTGCTCAACCCGTCGATCGACACCGACGACCGGGGGCGGCCCACGGACGAGGGGCGCAAACCGCCACCGCCATCGGGCAACACCGAGAACGTCGAAGAGGGACGGGAGGTTCCCGACCCCGAGCGGGAGCTGCCCGAGAGGCCCGCGCGGGAGGACGACGATGGGCAGACCATTCCCTCCGGACTCGTTGCCTGCTGCAACCTGGCAGTGCTGCGGGCGCTGGAGCTGGCTGGGGGCCGACTCGTTCCGAACCGGCCCCGCGACGCCGCCCGCCACGAACTGCACACCTGGGCCGAGGGGGTCACCCGGGACCGCGCCGAGTGGGCCCTGAAGGGCTCCTGGACGCACCTGGCCCCGGTCGTGCGGAGTCTCGGCGTTCGAGACGTCGCAGGGCTCGAAACGCTCCTGCACCAGTACTGCGTCGAACTCATCATGCGGGGCGTTGCGCACCACTCCGACCTTCTGGAGCAGGTGCTGGCGCGGGCCTTGGCGGGGGCTCAGCCTCCGGCGCGGGAGCTGCCGTGAGCGACCGAGGCAACGGCGAGGAGGACTTCCCCCCGCCGGTTTGGGGCGGCGAGGGGTTCGACCCGTGGCTGCCCTCGCGGCTGCGCGCCTCGGCCCAAATTGCGGCGGCGGAGCAGCGGGTCTACGAGAGCTTCTGGTCGTACCTGTCGACGTTCCTGGTCGAGGTCCTGCGGGCAGTGCTTGCTTCGCAAGTTCCCGACCCCCAGAGCGTGTTCAGCGTCGAGGGCAGTTGGCACCGCGCCATGGCCGACTTCGTGGCGACGGCGATTCGGGACGTGATCGAGAGCGTTTTCCAAGCGATCTTCGGCCCGGACGTCCAATTCGACTCGCGCCCCGCCGTGGTGGCCTACCTGGCGCAGGTCGAGAGCCGGATGCGCGACGTCGACAACGAGGTCTACACGAGGGTTGCCGCCCGCGTGGCCCAAGGCACCCAGGAGGGCTGGTCAATCCCCCAGACCGCCGAGGCACTCTCGGAGCTGCTGGACCAGAACAACCCGCTGTGGCGCAACCGGGCCACCGTGGTCGCTCGAACCGAGACCATCGGGGCCCTCAACGCGGGCCGCACCGACAGCTTCCAGGCAATTGCCACTGAGGTGCCGGAGCTCAGGTTCGAGCAGCAGTGGCTCGCCACGGACGACCTGCGAACGCGCCCCACCCACCGGGCGGCGGACGGCCAACGAATCGCAGTCGGTGCAAGGTTCCAAGTGGGAAGCTCCGAGCTGCGGTTCCCGGGGGACCCCCTGGGCCCGGCGGACGAGACCATTCAGTGCCGGTGCACCACAATTCTGGTCGAAGAGGGCCGGGAAGTCAATTTCAGCAACCGAGGGTTCCGGGGAATTCTCTAACAGAAAGAGGCAGGAAATGAAGAAGCCCGAATTCGAACCGATCGACTACGACAAGGACCTCGGCGAGCTGTTCGCCTACCACCCGCCGAAGTCCCCCGAGGTAGGGCAGCTGCACGAACGCATCCGGGACCAGTTCAACTACACCGCACAGCTGATGAACGCCTGGCTGCCTGCCAGCCGCGAGAAGTCCATCGCCCTCACCACGATTCAGAAGGCCATGTGGGCGGCCAACGCCGCCGTCGCCATCCACATGAACAAGACCGAGGAGTAACAATGGCGATCCCGGCCTCGATCACGCCTGCCACCTTGGCGGCGATTCTGAACTCCTTGGGTCTCAACCCCAAGCTGACCATCGCTGTGCAGCTCACCGCCAGCGAGGTAACCGCCCAGTGCGTGAAGCTGGACCCCAACGGCGTGCTGGTGCGAAGCAACGACGACGACATCATTCACCACATCCGGATTCCGGTGGAGGGGGCACCCGAGCCCCTTCCCGACCCCGACGAGTCCCCTTAGCGAGATAGAATTCGAAATGGAGGTGCCCTATGGCAACTAAGTGGAAAGGGCGGCTGGCCCTGGTCAACCAGCCCACCGGGGATGGTCGCCGCTTCAAGGCCGGGGGCGTCTCCAATCGGGCTCTGCCCCAGCCGATCAACTGGCAGCGCCAGTCCTCGGAGGGCCACCTGACCTCGGTCACCGTGGGCTCCATCCAGGAGCTGGAGATCAGCGACGAGTGGGTCGACGGCTCCGGGGTCATGTTCGACGACGCCGAGTCCGAGTCGCTGCGGGCCGACGTCCAGCACGTCATGGAGCTGATCCGGCAGGGCGTCGTGGGGCCGAGTGTCGATCCTGGCGCTGTTCAGGCCGTAGAGGTCCTCGCGGGAACGGACGAGCCCCTCACCTGGGAGATGTTCGAGGCCGCCCTGGACGAGGAGGCGGGCGAGTTCCCGGATGTGGAGCTGCTGTTCACTCACTACGAGATCGCAGGCGCGACCCTGGTCGCGACCCCCGCCTTCTCGGGGGTCACCTTCGAGCTCGAACTGGACGAGGACGCCGAGGCTGCCACGCTGGTTGCCGCCGTCATCGGCTCCACCGACCTGCCCGTTGCCGGACGCGACCGGAGTTGGGATGGCGACGCCGCAGCCAGCCGGGTGTTCGACCTGTTCACCGACGATGCGGGCAACGTCGACGTCAGCGGGGTGGCTCGGGCCTTCCTGTGGCGCGACTCCGAGGGGGACCCCCAGGACCGGGGCTCGTACAAGCTGCCGTTCGCGGATGTCCTGAACGGCGGCCTGGAGATCATCCCCGCCGGGGTCGCCGCGACCGCCGGAGGCCGGGGGGTGAGTGCCGCCTCGATTCCCGATTCGGACCGGGCGAAGGTCGAGTCTCGGGTCTGCGCGCTCTACGACCGGGTCCGGCGCGAGTTCGAGGACTGGCCCACCTGCCCGTTCGGCCAAAACGACGTCGAGGCCACCGCCGAGGCTGCCCGGAAAAGCGCCGTGGCCGCCGACCGGCTTCGAGCTGCACTTCCTCCAGTGGGGCTGTTCATGGACCCCAAGCTGGATCAGCTGACCGCCCTGGTGCGGGAGGTTCAGCCGGACGGCACCGTTCGGGTGTTCGGTCACCTGACCGACCCCAACAGCTGCCACCGGGGGTTCCGGGACCAGTGCATGACCCCGCCGGAGTCGCAGACCGACTACGGCCTGTTCCACCGCTACCCGTTCGACACCGCCGAGGGGGCGATCACGGTCGGCCGAATCACCTCGGGCCTCGGCCAGGTCGGCAACAGCTGTTCGCACCTCGGTTGCAAGGGCCTCGACGACCACGCCTGCGTGGACTTCGAATTCCTGGATGCCGTGAAGCACCACGACGGCCTGAAAACCCTTGCCTGGGTCCGGGTCGGCATCGACACCGAACGAATCCCCGGTGCGATCTGGTTCTCGGGCGTCGAGGCCCCCGGCCTCGGCGAGGCGGAGCGGGCCGTTCTGGCTCGCCGCCGCGTCTCGGGCGACTGGCGGGACCTCGGGGCCACGCGCGAACTGTGCGAGGTCCTGGCACTGGCCCGCGAGGAGCCTGGCTTCGAGGTGCCTCGGGTCGCCGTGGGCTACCGCGACGGCCGCCAGGTCTCCCTGGTCGCCGCCTCCCAGGTCTGCCCTCGACCGGTCCCGGTTCCCGAGCCTCAGGCTCCGACCGTGGAGCCGGGGGCGGAGCGCACTGTGGAGTTGTCGGCCGGAACCATGGTCGCCTCGGAGGCCATTACGCCCGGCAACGAGGCTCGGCAGATCGCCGCCCGTCGCGCTCGCGCGCGGGTTGCGATGCTGAACCTGCAGCTCAAGAAGTTCAAGTAGAAAGGCAGAGAAAATGACTACTAAGACTCCCGGGGCGTGCTGCGGCAAGAGTGCCAAGACCCCCCAGAGGTTCCTGATCCGATACTCGGACGGCAAGACCGAGGAGCGCAGCTCCCTCGCGGCGGCCCGCATCCGGGCCTCCCGGGACCCCAAGGCCACGATCGAACCGATCGAGTCGTAACAATTCGAAACCGCTTTCGTGGTAGGCTTGCCCGGAAGAAAATTCAGCGTCGGCCTTGGTCCGGCCGGGACAGAGACATCTGAGAGGATGTGCAGTCATGACTTTCCCAATCGTTCCGGATAACCTCCGGGGCCTGTCGGACCAGGCTCTCCAGGAGCTGATCGGACAGTTCGCCACCGTGGGAGCCGAATTCGCGGCCCTCACGGGAGACGCCCTGACCGAAGAGGTCGTGGAGCAGATGGACCAGCTCGCTGAGCTGTCCGGGCCGGTGGTCGCCGAGCGCGAGCGCCGCGACCGGTTCGCCGCTTCCCAGGCCCGCCTGACTGAGCTGAGCGCTCCGGCTGAGCCCGAGGCCCCCACCGAGCCGCAGGCTCCCGTCGAGCCCGAGGTGGCCGAGCCGCCTGCCGCGGACCCCGCAGCAGTCGAGCCCGTCGCCCCCGGCGTCGTGGCGGCCGCACCTCGCGTGGCCGACGTCGCCAGCTCCACTCAGCCGCAGGCCCCCGTCCGCGAGGGACAGCCTCAGAGCCCGCGCCTGCGGGCCTCGATGGTCGCCGCCGTGGACGTCCCGGGCGTTCCCGCCCAGACGCCGCTGACCAGCTTCGGCCAGGCCGCCCGGGTGGTTCAGAACCGCCTCGACGCCTACTCGATGACCGGCAAGAACAAGACCATCCGCAAGGCTCCTCGGGCGTCCAAGGTCATCGACGTCGATGTCACCTCGGTCGAGGACGTGGACCGCGCCGGTCGCTTCCGCAACGTCGACCGCCACAAGATGAAGACCTTCAGCCGTCACCAGGCGGTGAACTTCAAGCGCGAGTACCCGGACGAGCTGCGGCTCTCCTCGGAGAACGGCGCGGAGTTCAACCTCCGGGCGATGGAGTCGGCCGTATCGGAGAAGCGCCTCACGGGCGGCTCGCTGGTCGCGGCTCTGGAGGCCGAGGTCAAGCAGACCGGAAACCTCGTCGCCGCCACCGGCTGGTGTGCGCCTTCGGAGACCATCTACGACCTGTGCGAGCAGGAGTCGCTGGACGGCCTCCTGGCGGTCCCTGAGGTCACGGCCGACCGAGGCGGGTTCAACATCCCGATCGACGGCGGCATCGACTTCAGCACCATCTTCACCAGCATCGGCAACGCAGGTGACACCCACCTGACCGAGGCCGAGGTCGCGATCCCGACCGAGAAGGTCTGCACCGAGATCCCGTGTCCTCCATTCGAGGACATCCGGCTCGGCGTCGACTACGTCTGCATCACCGGAGGGCTGCTGCAGCGCCGCGGCTACCCCGAGGTCGTGCAGCGGTTCAGCCGAGGTGCGATGATCGCCCTCGCCCACAAGATCAACCAGGGTGTCATCGCCGGAATCGAAGCCGGTTCCGTCGACGGCGGCACCATGGAGGACTGCCTGGGTGCGGGCGGCGACGACGCCCTCGGCTCGCTGCTGAGCGCAGCGGAGGCAGCTCGCGAGGACATCCTCTACCGGGCCCGCATGCCATTCGCGACTTCCATGGAGATGATCCTGCCGCACTGGGTGATCCCCCAGCTGCGTGCTGCCGCCGCTCGTCGGCGCGGGGTCTTCGAGATGATGGTCTCGGACGCCGAGCTGCTGTCGTTCTTCACCGCTCGCCGCCTCGTTCCGCGCTTCGTCTACGACTGGCAGGACGCGTTCAGCGACGGCGGAGTCGGCGGAATGGGTGGCCTGGTCCCCCGGACCGCGCTGCCGACCGAGGTCCGCTTCATCATGTACCCGGCGGGTACCTGGCTGAAGGCAACGGCCGACGTCGTCAACCTCGACACCATCTACGACAGCACCCTGCTGACCACCAACCAGTACACCGCGATCTTCGTGGAGGACGGCTGGGCGGTCATGCAGATGTGCCCGATCAGCCGGGTGTTCACTGTTCGTCTCGACCCATGCGGCTGCCTCTGCGAGGCGTCGTCGGTCATCGAGTCGCCGTAACCCTGATCTGACCGAACTAACTCTGAGAAGGGAGCAGGGCCATGGCAATCATGCCACCCGACGTCATCGAACCGCCGATGCCCCGGCCGTTGCGGTACGGGCTGTTCGCCGCCGTGGGGGCCCTGCTCCCACTCACCGACCACCAGTCAGGCGGAGGGCTCATCTACGAGCCCAACACCTGCGGGATCGCGCACTCCTGGCCGATGGACTGCGAGGACGATTCGCCCGCCGACGAGTCGCCCGCCGAGAAGGTCTTCGACGAGATCCCCGCGTTCGTGGAGGCGGAGCCGTTCGTAGTCTACGGCTCCAGCACCTGCGGGTCGCTGGGCACCTCGGCCGCGAAGTCTGAGCGGCGGGCCCGCCAGAACCTGGAGAACGGGGAGCAGTTCGAGGTCGAGTCCGCCATGGCGGCCGTCCTCGCCTCCCAGGACGTGGCGCTGGGCAACGAGGTCCTCGTGGCGGGAGCCGTGGCCGAGCTGGAGCAGTGGCTCTACGGCACTGCCGCCTACGGCCGCGAGGGCTTCATTCACGCCAGCCCCGGGGTTGCGGCCTTGGCCGCCGCCGAAATGCAGTGGGAACGCGACGGCAGCCGCTACCGCACGCCCTACGGTACCATCTGGTCCGTGGGCGGGGGCTACCCCGAGGGCACCATCTTCATCTCGGGCGAGGCCCGGGTGTGGCGCTCCGACATCGAGGTGCCGGACCCGGTCCAGACCTTCGACCGCGCCACCAACCAGTGGTTCACGGTCGCCGAGCGGGTCTATGCCGTGGCGGTCGAGTGCGCCGTAGCCAGCGTCACCTTGGGGGCCTGAACCATGACCGTTACGATTCACACCAGCCAGAACAGCCACGACCTCCTGTCCCTGATCCGAGACCTGCAGCTCCTGGACGGCGGGGCCCCCCACCGGGTGCGCCGAGCCGTTCACGGCTCGGGCGCAATCGTGGACGACGAGCTGGCCCTGATGTGGCTGACCCTGACGACCGCGCCGAGCCCCGAGTTCCTGGAGAGCTTGATTCGGGTCGACCCGAAGCTGGAGGACCTGGTCGGTCGCCGCGCCTCGGACGCCGCCCTGCGCGAACTGTACCTGTACCTCAATGAGCCCGACGAGGAGGAGGTCCTGCCCGAATTCGAGCAGACCGAGTTCCCCGACCCGGGTCAGGTCACCGTGGCGGTCGTCTCGCGGCCCAAGCCCCCCGGCAAGAAGGCCAACCGCGACGCCTGGGCGGAGTGGGCTCGGGAAATCGGGCTGGACGCCGAGCAGGTAGAAACCTTTACCAAGGCCCAATTCCAGGCCCTGGCTGACACCACTGAGGAGGGCTGACCATGGCCACCATCTGTCACCCGCTGGTGCGAGGGACCCGGATCCGGGTCACCCGCCTGGATGAGTGCGGCGAGCCCGTCGAGGGCGAATGCTCGCAAGTCGTCTCCAAGGGCTTCATCTCGGTCGGCATGTCCGACGACGTCGAGGCCCCCACGGTCCTCAACCAGATGAACGCGGACGGGGACTACTGCTACTACGACCAGACCAAGCCGCTGCTGAACTTCGTCAACGCCGAGGTGCAGCTCTGCGAGGTCGACCCTGACCTGTACGAGATGATGACCGGCTCGCCCCTGGTGCTCGACGCCAACGGCGACACCTCGGGCTTCGACACCGACCACGAGACCTACGCCTCGGCGTTCTTCGCGCTGGAGCTGTGGAGCCGGGTTCCGGCCACCAACTCGGCCGCCTGCCCTCCGGGCGGGCAGCGCTGGGGCTACTTCCTGATGCCGTTCCTGGCGCGCGGTTCCTTCGGGGACCTCACGATCGAGAACGCGGGCATCAACTTCACGGTCAGCGCCACCTCCAACCGCGGCACCCCGTGGGGAACCGGGCCGTACGACGTCGAACTCGACGCCCTCGGCGTCGCCGGGCCGATGATCACGCCCATCGCACCTTCGACTCCACGACGGTTCATGTTCACCCAGGTGGCTCCGCCGGAGCCTCTGTGCGGCTGCCAGCCGCTGACCATCGAGTCGCCGTGATCGACGCCCCCGCCAGGCCGACCTGCCCGGTCTGGCGGGGGTCTTCAAATTCCGAGCCCTGGAGGTAGGCAATGGTAGCTCCCTGCGATTGGACCCTAGAGCCTGAGCTGTGCTGCGCCGACTGGCCCCAGCTCGGGCAGGACGTGCAGGCCAGGGCCATCCGGCTGGCCACTCGAATGATGTGGGCCGCCACGGGGCGCCGCTACGGCCCCTGCGAAGTGACCATTCAGCCCTGCATGCCCCGGAGCGAAGCTCCCCTGTACCAGGTCTACCCTGAGCGTTGGGGGCGCTGGGCGGGTGGAGGCTGGAGCCTCTACCCCTACATCGTCAACGGCCAGTGGTTCAACCCCGGCGCGGGCGGCTGCGGGTGCTGCGGATCCCACTGCGAACTCGTGCTGCAGGGCCCCACGCGGACCTCGGCCATCACCTCGGTCACCCAGGCCGGGGTGGTCGTGCCGCCAGCCTCGTACGTCGTCATGAACGGGTCGATCCTGGTCCGCACGGACGGGGAGTGCTGGCCCACCTGCGTGAACTTCGGCAACCAGGACCCACCGGACTTCGAGGTCGTTTATCTTCGCGGCCTGCCGGTGCCGCCCACGGTCCTGGACGCCGCCTCGATCCTCGCCTGCGAGTTCGGCCGCGCCTGCGCCGGGGGGCCGTGCCGCCTGCCGCAGCGCCTGCGCCGGATGACCCGCCAGGGCGTCGAGATCGAAGTCGAGGACGTCGACCGCAACTCCTCCCGATTCTTGACCGGAATCGAGGAGATCGACATGGTCATCCAGACCGAGAACCCCTTTGCTCTGCAAGCCCGGCCCCGGGTGTGGAGCCCAGACCGCCGACGCGCCCGGAGGGTGACTTAGAATGTCCTATCCAGACCTCGTAGCGTTCCCAATGGCGCAGGCTCTGGTGGCCTGTCTGGAAGACCAGATCAGCCTGGTGCTCGACCCTCCCGCCTCGGTCGGCCTCCGGCCCGGCCAGCAGGTCGACCCGCTGCTGTCGATCTACGACGACGAGTGCTGCTCGGGCCTGGCCTGGGTCCGAATCAACCGAATCTTCCCCTCCTCGATCGACGACTTCCCGACGCAGGACCAGGTCGCCATCGGCTGCCCGGCCCCGCGCGCGTGGGCCGTGGAGATGGAGATGGGCGCGGTCCGCTGCGCCCCGACCCCGGACGCCACCGCCATCCCCAGCAACGACGACTGGGGAGCCTTGGTCGAGAAGCAGATGCAGGACGCCGCCGCGATGCGCCGAGCCGTGATCTGCTGCTTCGGGGACCTCGACATCACCTACCTGCTCGGAGACTGGAACCCGCTGCCCGTCTCGGGCCGCTGCTCGGGCGGAACGCAGATGGTCACCGTGGCCGCCGAGTACGTCGATTGCTGTGAGGAGCTGCCCGACGAGAGCCCCTCCGACAGTCCTGGTGAGTCACCCTCGCCTTGACCGTGAGGTAAAATTGACTGGTGGGGCAGGACGATGACATCTACCAGCGAAGGTACCTAGAGCACCAAGCGCGGAAGGCCGAGGTGCTCCGGGACCTGATGACGCGTTGTCACTCGGACCGAATTTTCGACTCGGCGGAGGTCAGCGATGAAACGCTTGAACGGATTCTGGTGGCGGCGAAAACCGCGCCCAGCTCGTGCAACCGCCAAGCGGTCCAAGTCGCCGAGGTCCGGGCGCGCGACGACCGGGCCCGACTCGGGGGGCTTCTGGTCGGAGGTGTGGGATGGATTCACCGATCTCCTGTGATCCTGCTGCTGCACGTCGACCCCGAGGCGTACAAGGCCCCCGGCGAGATCGACTTCATGCCCTACCTCGACATGGCCTTCGCGGCTGATCGGATTCTCCTGGCGGCCGAGGCGGAGGGCCTGAAGCACTGCTTCGTCAACCCCTCGATCCGGCAGCCCGACCTCGCGCACTTCCGGAAATCTTTCAACATTGAACTGTTGGGCGGAGCCGTGGCCCTTGGCTGGCCCATGCCCCCGGAGTGGGTAGGCGATACCTCGTGACGATTCCGCGCGTGATTCACCAGTACTGGGGCGGCAGCCCCGTCCCCCGGCAGTACCAAGAGTACAGCAACGCCTGGGCCGAGATGAACCCCGATTGGACTCTCTACCTGTGGGGCGACACCCCCACGAGCCTCGGCCAGTTCGACCTCGACAACGCCCACCAGTGGCACAACCCCCGCGAGTACGTCGGCCGCGACCGCGCCGAACAGTTCAAGTCGGACGTAGTGCGGTACGAGCTGCTGCGCAACTTCGGCGGCGTATGGATCGACATGGACTTCGAGCCCCTCAAGCCCCTGGACTCGTGGTTCGGCGAAATCGACCAGGACCGACCATTCGCCGCCTGGGAGGTGCCCGGCAAGTGGGCCGCCAACGGCCTGATGGGGTCCCCCCAGGGTCACTGGTTCATGGACACTCTGATTCGGCGGCTACCCGAGGTGGCGCACAGCCGCCGGGGCGAGACCCCGACCCGACTGTCGGGGCCGCAGTTCATGACGGAGCTGCACTTCGAAAACGGCGAGCCGATGCAGTTTCTCGGCCCAGAGAGGTTCTACCCCTACCTGTGGTCAGACCTCGGTAAGCCGAAGTCGCGTCCGCCGTGGCCGCCCGAGTGCGTGGCGGTCCACCACTGGAATGGAAAGCGGAGCCGGACGGGGCGTTGGCAATGAAGCCCCTAGTGTTCACCGGATGCGGGCGGTCCGGAACCGGGTACGTCGCCCAGGTCCTGACCCTGGCCGGGGTCGACTGCGGCCATGAGCGGATCTTCCGAGGGCGGGCGACGCCCGAGGAGCAGGGGCGGCTGGAGCCTGCAACCGTAGAGTCCTCGTGGTTCGCCGCCCCATTCCTGGAGGGCAGCACCTTGGCCGAGGTCCTGGTGGTGCACCTGGTGCGGGACCCTCGGACCTGGGTCGATTCGTGGCTCCGGTCGCGAGTGAGCCGCTACCCCAACATCCGGCGGTACATGCGGTTCTGGTGCCCGGAGCTGCTCCAAGAACTTGACCCGCGCATCGCGGCCATGCGGTACTGGCTGCAGTGGAACCGACGAGTGGAGCGGTTGGCGGCCCTCCGGATCCGGATCGAGGAGATCGACGAGGCCCAGCTGGGGCTGGCCTTGCAAGACTCCGGTCGGCCTCGGCTGGAAGGGGCCCTCTACCGGGCGATGCTGCCCACCAACGTCCCGCCCAACTGGAACACCAAGGGCGGGCAGCCCCGGCGACTGGAGTGGGACGAACTCCCAACGGGCCCCACCAAGAGGAAAACGATGGCCATGGCCGAGGAGCTGGGGTACTGATGACACAAGTTAATTTGACTGCCCATCGCCGGTCGGCGGTTATGAACGTCAGCGAGGACGACCATATCGGTCGCGTGATCCTGAAGTCCCGACGTTGGTACGAGCAGGACCTCCTGGAAGACGCTTACCAACGACTCCGGGGCCAGGGCGGCTACGTCATTGACGTCGGCGCGCACATCGGCAACCACACTCTCTGGTTCGCCAAGGTGTGCGGTCTGTCGGTCGTCGCCGTGGAGCCCAACCTGGAGTCGGCCGTGCACCTGCACTCGCACGTGCGCATGAACGCCAAGGCCGACCAGGTCGAAATCTACAACGTAGCCCTGGGTGCCGCCGAGGGGCGGGGCCGCGTCGAGCCTGGGCCCCCCGGCAACTCCGGGATGGGTCGAATCGTGCCGGACGAGGGCGGCTCCGTCGCTGTGGTCACCTTGGACTCGATCGCCGAGACCGCCCGGATGTTCAACCCAGAACGCCGAGCCGCGCTCATCAAAATCGACGTGGAGGGGTCGGCCATGGACGTCCTGGCCGGGGCGGTCGAGACCCTGGAACGGGACCGGCCGCTGCTCTACGTCGAAGGCGAGCGTGCGGAGATCCAGGGGTTCCTCGGTCCGAAGTGGAAGTGCTTCGGTCAATTCGGCAAGACGCCAACCTTCGGGTTCGCCCGCAGCAAGGGTGCAGGCTGGGGGGCTCCCAGTGGCAACTAGGCGCAACTCGAAGTTCTCGGTGTCCGTCGCCATCATGGCCCACCCGAGGCGCGAATCCTACATCCCCGGCTTGCGGGCCCGGATCGGCCGCCCGGTCCAGGTGGTCTGGGACCAGATCAACGACCGCTGGGACACCGGCCGCCGCTCCCTGCTGGCCTACGACGCCCGCAAGACCCACCACATGGTGATTCAGGATGACGCCGTGGTCTGCCGGGACCTGCCCGCCGGGGTCGAGAAGGCTCTAGCCGCGGCTCCCCGGAACTCGATTCTGGGGCTGTACCTGGGGCGCACCCGGGCGTGGAAGCCTATCTGGCTCAGGGTCCAGCGCACCCAGCCCGCGCTGCGCTGGGTACGGATGAACGAACTGATGTGGGGGGTGGGTGTCGTAGTGCCGACCGCCCGGATCGAGGAGATCGTGGCGATCGGCGACGAGTTCGAGGATATCCCCAACTATGACTCCCGGATCTCGGCCGCCTGCATGAAGCTCGGCATTCCGGTCTACTACCCGTGGCCGTCGCTGGTGTCGCACCGCCAAGCGCCGTCCCTGGTGGAGGGCCGAGGCTGGCGGGGGCGCTACGCCTACCGGTTCATCGGCGAGCACGCCTCCGCCTCTGGGCTGAACTGGAACGGCCCCGTGGTGCCCGTCTCGCCACCCGCGGCGGCAATTGGGCGCTCCCGGGGCCGGGCCCGTCAGGCGGTCCGGCGTGCCTAGGCGCGACATCGTGTACCTGGTGGGGCCCGGGGAGCACAACGACCAGCTGCGTTACAGCCTCCGGAGCCTGGTAAACCTGCGGCATGACCGGGTCTGGATTGTGGGCCACAAGCCCGAGTGGGTCAAGGACGTGCAGTTTCTGCCCGTGGCCCAACGAGGACCCAAGCACTCCAACACCTGGCGCAATTTCGAGGAGCTGGCGAAGAACGGCCCCGAGTCGTTCTACCTGTTCAACGACGACTACTTCCTCCTGCACCCGATGCGCGAGGTCCCGCTGTTCCACCGAGGGAGTCTCGATGAGCGAATCGCCTACTACGAGCGCAAGCCCGGCCTCCGCGCCTGGGCCGCGCGAGGCCGCCACACTCGGCGGGCTTTCGAGCGGCTCGGTTTCGACGTGCCCAGCCTGCTCACCTACGAGCTTCATCTTCCGCTTCCCCTCCAGCGACCCCAGCTCACTGGAGCCCTGGAGGCACTGCACGGGGTGCGGGAGCTGGAGCCTCGGTTCTATATGAAGCGCACCTGGGTGGGCAACTGGGCGCAGCTCGGAGGCCAGCGGAGCCAGGACTGCAAGGTACACTCGAAGTGGGGAAACGCCACCCTGCGGGGCTCGTTCCTGTCGACCTCGGACCAAGCGTGGTCCGGCTCGACTGGCGCGGCCTTGCGGGTGCGCTTCCCGACGCCCAGCCCGTACGAGACCAACGAACTGAAAGGAGGCCGCCGTGGGACAAGTGCGCGTGCGCGCCGTGGCTAACGTGATGGGGCTGCGCCGAGGCGACGAGGGGGACGTCGAGCTCGGAACGACCCACGTCGACGCCATGATCAACGCAGGCTACCTGCAGGTGGTTGAGTATCTCCCCGACCCCGTTCCGGTCGCGCCTCTCGTCTACCCGAACTTGCCTGACCTTCCGGCGGCGAAGGACGGCTCCAGTGGCTGGGTAGAACCGGCCCCCGACCCTGAGGAGGTCGACAATGGCAAGTCTGGTCAAGGTAAAAGTAAACCAGCAGCAAGCCGACGCCGTAGCACGGCGCCACGGCGACCGACTCGTAACGCTGGGGATGGTCAGGACGTTCAGCCGAGCGTCAGTGACAGCGCCAGTGGACACGGGAAACCTGCGGGCCCTGCACCGGATGAACAAGCGAGCGGGGAAGCGTAGGGTCGTTGGCCGCGTCATCAGCGACGCCAACTACTCCATGGCCGTGCACGCGGGAGCCCGACCGCACGTAATTCGAGCCCGGGGCGACGGCTATCTCCGATTCGAGGCCGGAGGCCAGGTACTGTACCGCAAGTCGGTCAACCACCCCGGAGTTCGGGCCCGGCCGTGGCTGGCGCACGCCCTGGCGGACGAGTGCAGGCCGCTCGGGTTCCGCATCAGTGGGACCCCGGCGGGTGTCGTGTAGGCATGGTAAAATTGGACCATGACTGAGGAGAAACCCGAACAGTCGGTCGAAGAGACCGCGCCCAAGAAGCACTTCATCCAGGTCCGGGGGCAGGAGATCGAGATCGGGCCCTCGGAACCCACCCAGCTCGCCATGATGCGGCTGACCGCCAACCGGCTGGCTCGGCTCGATCCCGCGAACACCTCCAACGAGGAGGCGCTGCGGGTCTACGAGAAGGTCATCCAGATCGTGACCTCCATTCTGGTCAACCGCGACGATCGCGACTGGATCGAGGACCTCCTCCTGCAGAAGGAAATGAATCTGGAGGAGGCCACCGAGGTCATGGAGCAGGCCACCGCTGAGTGGGGCAAGGCGGGCAACCGCGAGCAGCGTCGCGCCAAGGCCAGCCGCAAGAAGGCCCCAGCGGGCAAGAAGTAAGCGGTGCCCAACTTCGACCCCCTGGCCCCGGTCGGCAACTGGGACTGCGAGGTGGAGCTGGCTGGGAAGACCTGGACCATCCCGGCCGCTCCAGCCTCGGAATGGGTGTTCATGGTCTTGGGCGATCAGCCCGAGCTGCTTCTGGAAATGATTGCCGAGGACACCTCCGCCGTGGAGGACGCCCTGTTCGACAGAGCCCTCAGCTGGCTCGACCTGGAAACCGCCCACCGGGACGCCATCGAGGCCGCCTCAGGCGTAAAATGGTGGGAGGCGCAGCGGCTGCTGGCCCTGGCCCTGGACTGGGACGGACTCGGAGGCGAGCTGCTCCTGCAAGGCTTCAGGCTCGAAGAGCGCTCGCTGGCCCAGACCTGCGTGGCCACCTGGCGAATCGCTACCCGCAACGCGGAGGAGAAAGACCGAAACCGAATCCTGCACGAGATCGAGAAGCCCCCGCCCGGCGTCGACTACGAAGCGGTCATTGATGACGCGGCCAACATGAAGGCTTGGGGCTCCATCCCGTCTGATTGAACTGGCGCACACGCTTTCCCTGTGGGATAATTGGGGTGGAGGTGTGCCGTGCCAAACGTTGGACGCGCAGAGGTCGAGATTGTTGCTGACCTGTCCCGGTTTGGCAAGCAACTCCAGAAGGACCTGCAGAAGGCCGTTGACAAGGTCAAGGTTAACTCGTCCGGCCTGGGTGACGGGATCGGGGACGGCGTCGCAGGTGGCGCGAAGCGAGCCGCCAAGTCGATCAAGGACCTCGCAGGGTCCGCCACCCAGAGTCTAGAAGAGTCCGGCGACACCGCCCGCCGGGTCGGTCGCAAGATCGGCGACGAGTTCCAGGACGCCTATAAGAAGGTGCGCAGCGTCGTCTCGCGCCTATCGAACGTCCTGTTCACCTTCCGGTCCCGAATCCTGTTGTTCGGCGGGGCCATCACCATCGCCCTCGCCGCGGCGGTGGCCGCCACCGACGAACTCCTAGGCCTCCTGCTGCCCGTTCCCGCGCTGCTCGCCGGGGTGGGGGTCGCTGCCGCCACTCTGAGCGTAGCAATGTTCGGCATGAGCGACGCCTTCGCAGCGGCCGGGGAGGACAGCGAGAAGTTCGAGGAGGCGATTGCCAACCTGGCCCCCGCCGCCCAGGCCGTGGTCCGTGAATTCCGGGCATTGCTGCCCCTGTTCCAGTCGATCCGGATCGACGTGCAGCAGGCATTCTGGGAGCAGCTTGAAACCGTTCTCACCAAGGTGGCCTCGGTTCTGGCCGGGCCGATGCGCGCCGGAATGGTACTGGTCTCCACCGCCATGGGCAGCGTGGTACTGGAGTTCGCCAAATTCCTGGCTCAGCGAGACACCGTCGAGGCCCTGAACCTCGTGTTCCAGCACACCGCTGCCGCCTTCGACAACATTGCCGACGCCACGGTCCCCTTCCTGCAGGGACTTCGAACTCTGGTTGAGGTGTTCGCCCCACAGATCGAAGCCATGACCGAGGACCTGGAGCGCTCGGCCGAGAGCTTCCGCGACTGGGCCGAGGCCGCGCAAGAGTCCGGGGAGGCCCTGGAACGGTTCGAGCAGGCCGCCCAGTTCATGGACACTCTCGGTCGCATCGTGGCTGGAGCATTCCGGCTCGTGGCCGCGGGCGTGGACGCGTCGCACGCTGCCGGGGTCGACCTGTTCGACACCGTGGCCGATCTGATCGAACAGGCCGCCGACCTCTCTGAGGCTTTCGAAGCTCAGGCGGGAATTCAGGACTTCTTCGTCTCCGTCGACCGGGTTATTCAAGCGCTGCTGCCCGTCCTCGGTGCCGCCGCCGTCGCAATCGGCCGCCTGACCGCACCGCTGGCCGACCTGGTCGAAGCCCTGGCCCCCGGCGCCAAGGCCGCGTTCGACGGAATCGCCGACGCCCTCATCGCCTTGGTGGACTCCGGCGGTCGGGAGTTCATGGAGGACCTGTCCGACGCCCTCATCCTCCTCTCTCCCCACCTCGCGATCCTGGGCGGGGCCCTCGGCTCGCTGCTCAAGGCCGTGTCGCCCCTGCTGGAGCCCGTGGCCGCCCTGATCGGCATGGTGCTTAACCTAGCCTCCGCCATCGTGGAACTGCTGGTCCCGGCGATCGAGGCACAGGCAACCGGAATCGCCGCCGTCCTGCTGCCCGTCTTCCAAGCGTGGCTCGCCATCGCGGAGGCGGCGCTGCCGCCCCTGATCGACGCCTTCCGGCGGCTGACTGAAGCCATGGTGCCGCTGATCGAGCAGCTCGGCGGGGTGTTCATGGACCTGATGCTGGAGCTGCTGCCGTTCGCCATCCAGGCCACGATGTTTGTGGTCGAGGGCATCATCTTCCTGATCGACCTGTGGATTCAGCACAACGACCGACTCGTCGGCATCCTGAGGGTCATCTGGACCTGGATCAAGGACAACGTTGTCCCCATCATCCGTGACCAGCTGTGGCCGCTGATCCAGAACGAGCTGATCCCGGCTCTGGCCGATCTGCGGGACGAGTTCGAGGACCTGTGGGATGAGATCGTTAACCTCGCGAGGGAGCTGGCAAAGCTGGTCCTGGTCCTGGTTGAGGACGTCGACCCCGAGATGGGCACCGCCGAGCTGGCGGTACTCGCCGTTCGCGTGGCCGTCGCCGTGCTGCGGAGCTGGATCAACCTGCTGATCATCATCATCCGCATCCTCATCGAGATCGTCAAGCCCTGGGTCAAGGCGATGCAGAGGGCAGCCGCCGGAGTGAGGGCCCTGCGGGAGTCGATTCAGGTCCTACGGAAGTCGGGCATCGACCTTATCGGCACCATCAAGGGCATCATCGACCGGGGTCTGCGAGTAGCCAGCCTCTTCGAAAACATGCGGAGCGCAGCCCGTAGGCTGGCCTCGGCGATCTCCGACATCCCCTCCCTGCCCTCGGGCCTCGGCGGGGGACTATTTAACTTCTTCGCTGACGGCGGCATCGTCAACCGCGCCACGGCCGCCATTATCGGCGAGGCCGGGCCCGAGGTCGTGCTGCCGCTCAGCCAACCCGCCCGAGCGCGCGAACTGGCGATGCAGTCGGGCCTGATGGACGTGCTCCTGTCCGGCAGCTCCAGCATGACCACGGCTCGCAGCGTCGGCCGCAGCGCCAGCGGCTCGCGCGGAGAGCCGACCGTGGTGGTGGAAGAAGGCGCTGTCGTGATTCAATTCAGTGGAGGGGTGCCTGACGAGCAGCAGGCCCGCCGCGTCGGAAACGCCGCTGGCGAGGGCCTGCTCAACACCCTCGCAGCCCGCAACGTTCGACTCGCGATCAGGGGGATCTAGTGGGGCAGTACAACCCGAGCGCTCCGCTCATGGTAGGCAACGAATACGCGCCCGTCCTGCAAGCCAACTACCAGCCCGACCTGTTCGTGGAGCGGGGCTACTCCTTCCGCCACGACGACTCCGAATTCCTCAACGGGTGGGTGTCGATGTTCGTCGACAAGCTGCCCGCCTGGGCCGTTCCGGGTCACGCCTACCTGTGGACCCTGTACCGCCGGGGGCAGGAGGTCAGCACGGGGCCGATGAAGACGTTCGACCTGCCCTTCACCACCGTGAGGGCCTCCACCAACTCCCTCGACCAGGACGGGGCGGCCCCCGGCACCAACGACATCGAGTTCCAGACGGACGGCAACTACATCCGGTTCCGGACCGGCGGCACGGGCGAATCCTACATCCGACTCGCCGTGGACTCGGCCGCCGCAACTCCGTTCTTCGCGGTCGAGAACAAGCGCATCGTAGACGTGTCCATCATGTACGCCGCCTCGGCCGAGCCCGGGAACGACGACCCGGTCCCGCTGGAGATCAACCATTACAACTTCTGTACCTCCCAGCGGGTCCCCTACGGCAACGCCACGGTGGCGCTCCGGGAGTCGCTCATCGCCGACCTGCAGCGCAGCCGTTGGGGCGAGATCGGAACCTGGAACTGGACCGGCAACTCTCTTACCGAGAGCACCGCCAGGTACCCTTGGAACAGCCTCCAGCTGCAGAACTTCGGCGGCGTGTCCTCCAACTGGGGGGTCGAGTTCCGCACCGCCTCGGCTGCTCAGGACCTCCCCCGCGAGATCCGCCTGCACCACGCCCGCATGCGAATCACCTACTGCGAAGAGAACCGTCAAGCCGTGGCCGGAATGGTGGCCGGGTCAGACTACATCAACGGCGACGTCACCACGGGCGAGCCGTTCTCCGGCTATCTGCCCGGACGGAATACCCCCAACAGCTTCAGCGTCGGGATGATCAACCCCCAGGGGTACAACTACAACTGCGGGACCGGGTCTTCGTTCTTCAGCTCGGGGAACACCCAGGTCAACGACCTGACCCTCACCCTGAAACGTGCCGACTACGGGGCCTACAACAACCAGGGCCCTCTGCCCGAGCTGCGTGCGCTGCGGACCGTGGACGTCTTCCCCGGCCACCCCGGCGTGGTCATCAACAACACCCTCGAGCCCGGCGCATTCAACACCGTGTCGCAGACCGACCTGATTCCGCAGATCATCCTGCACACCGAGCCAGAGGGAGCCGAGGCGGACTGGCAGGCTCCGGCCGTTCCGTGGATTCACCCTTACGGGGTGCAGGAGCCACTGGCCGTGTTCGGCGGCCAGCCGGTCGTGCAGGAGGTCCTGGAGACCGCCAACGGCACCGACGTGCCCTACCCGCAGCTCAGGTTCTGGGCCCGGCACAACGCGGCCACGGCCGCCCTCCAAGTCTCGATCGAGACCTCGGAGCAGGGACCCATCACCGTGGCCTACGTGTCCACCAGCGACTTCGAGACCTTCCCTGAGATTGCGGACGGCTGGCGGCAGATCACCATTCCGGTCGACACCGCGCTGTTGGTCGACGATGACGGCGGGATTCTCTCCCCCGGCGCGCCTCGGTGGGAGTCCGACACCTCCGAGTTCAAAGCTTGGGAGATCTTGGCTGCACGCGTTCGCCGCGAGAACTGGGACAGCTCCTGGACCATGCCCATTAACCCGCTGATTTCCGGCACCACCGGCCGCGCCACCTACGGCGACGAACTGGTCGAGGGCAGCCAGGAAGGGAACAACCCTAGCACCGACGACATCGACGTGGCGGTGGTCTGGGGCCAGGCACTGCCGACCCTGGAGGGACTGACCGTAACCCTCGAGACCCAGCCGCTCGAAATCGTGGACTCTGAGTGTCCGATTCCGGCGGCCTGCATCGCGGACGGCCTGTACTACCTGAGCGTCACCTGGGCGCCTCAGGACGAGGGCTACGAGTTCGTCGGCCTGGGCTCCTACGAGCTGCAGCGCCAGGACGCCACCATGGACCCCGACGAGTGGGAGATCGTAGCTCAAGCGATCCACCCATTGGTCGACCAGTTCGATGACTACGAGGTCCGAGTCGACGTCGAGACCCGATACCGCATCCGCTACGTTCACCAGAACGGCATGTTCGGAGCCTGGTCCACCCAGGCGACGGGCGAAGTCCCGGCTCCCGGCGTGAGCGGAGTCCAGACCAACAAGGGCGTGCTGATCTTCAGCTCCAACGTCGACCCGTCCCACAACCTCGCCTACGTACAGGTCTGGGGCGGGGCCGCCAACGAGGACTTCGAATTCGTGGAGGCCGGAACCCGCGAGCTGCAGCGCATGTACGGCCGCGACTTCCAGGTCGCGTTCCGGCCGCTGGAGCGCGGCGGGGTGCGGTTCACCCGGACGATCCTGGTCAACGCGGCCCAGGTGCCGGTGGAGACGCTGCGGGAAGGATTCACCTCCTTGCGGGACATGGCCTGGGCTGATCTGCCCTACGTCTGCGTTCGCTCCGACCGAGGGGACCGCTGGCTCTCCAACGTGAACGTGCCCGGCGGCAGCATCCGAAACCGGCGCAAGCTCTACGTGGCCGAGGTGGAGATCAACGAGGTCGCGGCAGAGCCTTACGCCCCCGACCTGACTCACTGCGAGGGTATGACCGCTCGCGGCTCGCTGCCGTCCACGGTCTACGAGCCCCGGTTCGCCACGACTCCGGCCTCGGCCGCTCTGTCCTCTGACGACGCGTCGCTGCGGGTTCAGCTCCGGCTCGATCGTTTCGACCAGTTCATCCCGTTGATCGCCCGCCTCAACCCCCTGTCGGAGGGTTGGGCATTCACCTATGACAATGGAGTCCTGCGGTTCGATGCGTTCGCGGTGTTCCCGGTCGAATTCGTGTCGGATCCGGTGCCGTTCGGGCCCGGGGATCTGTACTGGGTGCGGTTCGACTACGACTCCAACGGGGGCGGTCTGGTCTCCTTGGGACAGTTCTACACCAGCCCAGACGGGGTTACCTGGAACCCACTAGCCACCACCATGGTGCTCAACGCGCCCACCCCGTTGACCTTCGCCGACGACCAGCCGCTGACCATCGGGGCGGTGGCGGACGGCACCTCCGACTGGAGTAGCGGCGAGAACTTCGGCGGGGCAGGCGGCTGGAACGGCGTCATCGTGCAGGCCGAGGTGCGCGATCTCGACGCGGGGGGTACCGAGGGAATGGTGCTGGACGGCAGCTCCGGAGCCTACGCCGACAGCCCCGACCACGCCGATTTCGACATCACTGGTGACATCGACGTTCGAGTCCAGGTCCTGGCCGACGACTGGACTCCCGCCGGGGCCCAGACCCTTGTGGGCAAATTCGCTCAGGCCGGTGACCAGCGCTCCTGGAAGTTCATGCTGGACGCGGCTGGTACTCTCCGCTTCAGGTTCTCGCAGGACGGCCTCGCCACAGCCTCGTCGGCCTCCACGGTGCCCCTCCCCGACCCGGGAGACCTTCCCCGCGCACTGCGAGTGACTCTCGACGCCGACAACGGTGCGGCCGGGCGCACCATCACGTTCTACTACGGCCCCGACATCGACGGGCCGTGGACGCAGCTCGGAACCCCGATCACCAGCGGCGGAGTGGTCACGATGTTCAGCGGGACCGCACCTGTCGAGGTGGGCTCCGCTGACGCGGGAACCCAGGAGCAATTCACGGGTACCGTCTACGCGGCCCAGGTCTACAGCGGGATCGCCGGAACCTTGGTGGGCAACCCCGACTTCCAGGCGCAGGCTCCGGGCACCACTGTTTTCGTGGACTCGGTCGGCAAGACCTGGACCCTCCATGGGACGGCCGCCATCACCGCCGACCCAGCGAGCGACACCATTCTGGCGAACCCAGACTTCAGCGCCCAGGATGGGGACACCGTGGAGTTCACCGACGACCAGGGCAACCAGTGGAACGTCGCGAACGGCATCTGCACCGTGGACCGGAGGCTCTGATGGCGCTTGAGTTCTACGATTTCTCCAACGGTCGGGGCCAGCGGGCGTCTAGCTTCCGATTCGAGCGGCGGGAAGGTTCCAGCCTCCGGCCGCTGGGCCTATTGCACCCGATCTGGGGGGGCACCCTCACTCACACCGCCGGGCGGTCGGTCATGCGGACCCTCACCTTCGAGGTGGGCGAGACGGAGTCGGCCGAGGTGAACTTCGTCTCGGAGCGGGTCTACGCCTCGATGCTGGTCGACGGCGAGGCCCGCCCCCTAGGCCGGTTCCGGTTCGCCGACGCCACCCAGCAGGACTACTCCGACGAAGAGGCCGGGGAGGTCCGGTCGCTGACCTCCTGTCAGCTCTCGGACTACATGTCAATTGTGGACGCCCAGCTGGAGACCTCGTTTACCGCAGTTCTGGAGCCCGCCCGTGCGGCGATCGAGCGGCTGCTGGCGGACCTCGACATCGAGATGCAGATCGAGGACTCGGGGCAGCTCATCAGCAACTCCTGGATGGCCGGGACCTCCCGCAAGGCCGTGCTGGAATCGATTGCCGAGCTGGGCGGGTACCTCGCGCCGTGGTTCGACCACGAGGGGGTGCTGCAGGTCCGGCGGCAGTTCGACCCGACCACTGGCGTGGCCGACTTCGACTTCGATGAGCAGCAGAGTGTGTTTGCCGAGAGCGTAACCCGGTCCGACTCGACCATCTACGCGCCCAACCGGATCGTGGTCGTCTCCAACGGCGGCAACACCTACGGTGGCTCGTCCTCGGAGAAGAACCCGGTGGACCCGATCGACCCCGGCCCGATGATGGCGTTCTGCGACGTGCCGTCCACGGCTCCCCACTCGATCATGAACCTCGGATTTGCGCGGCCCGAGATCATGGAGATCCAGGCCACCTCGGTGGCTCAGTGCCAGGCCGTGGCCGACCTGTACTGCCTGACCCAGACCGTGGCGGAGGAGGTCGATTTGTCGACTGCGCTCGACCCTAGGCACGACGGCTGGAATACTGTAGACTTTCAGGAAAAGCGCTGGCTTGAGACCGGTTGGTCGATGCAGCTGGCGGCCGGAGGCGAGATGCAACATTCGCTCCAGCGGTCCTACCCGCCGAGCCCCCAGGTGCTCAGCGGAACCGTCGACCAAGTCCTGGCAGGAGGTGCTTGATGGCGAAACTCCCGAACGTTCGGGTTCCGAGGCTCATCACGGCCTCGGCGGTGCACGCCGTGCGGGCGGCCGTCAACGACGCCGTTCGCCTCGGCATCCTGTGGCGGCTGCGCCCCGGCACCGTGGGCGGGAGCCTCCCGGCCCAGCCCGAGAGCGTGCCGGTGCGGCTCGACGGGGACAGCTCCACAATCTACGCCCGCTCGATGGTCGGGTCAGTCATGCCGAGCCAACGAGTCTGGTGCGTCCAGATTCCGCCCGCCGGGGTCTACGTCCTGGGAATCATCGGAGTCTCCAGGTCGGCCGCTACTACGGAACTCGTCACCGCCTCGGGCGATTACGTCCAGCCCCGGGGGCTGACCTTCATTCGGGGGGTAGCCAGCGGCGGTGGCGGGGCCGGGGGCGGAGCCGCAACCACGGCAGCGGGCCAATCCTCGGTGGGGGGCGGCGGCGGGGGGGGCTGCGCCGTGGAGTTCCTGCTCGCGGCTGACGACTTTGCTCACACCACCACGGTGACCGTTGGGGCCGGAGGCGGGGGCGTGGCGGGAGGCAACGGGAACAGCGGGGGTACCACCAGTTTTGGTGGGTTGTTCACCGCCAACGGGGGCTCGGGTGGTGCGTTCAGGAATGCGGCGGCTGTGGACTTCGGCGTCGACGGCGGCAACGGCGGGGCTACGATCGGAGGCACTCTTACCGGGGTGATCCACGGCGGCAGCGGCGGAGCCGCCGGGTGGGGCGCGGCCAACGGCCTCGGCATCTCCGGTGTGGGAGGGTCGGCGCATCTCGGCGGGGGGGCTGCGCCGCGGCGCACTAACTCGGCCGGGCAGGCTCTTGCCGGTTTCGCTGGCCGTCTGTACGGGGGAGGGGGCAGCGGGGCCTGCAACTCTGGGGGGGTAGCTGCTACTGCGGGCGGGGCCGGGGCCGCCGGGGTCGTCATGGTCCAGGAGTTCTACAGCTAGGGAAAGAAGGGCAGGAATGGCCAAATACGCGTCGATCTGGGACGGCCCAGGTCGGAACTACAGCAAGGATTCGAAAGGTCGACCGCTTCGTACCGCGAAGCGGATCATCGTCATCCACAACACCAGCAACGACGCATCCGACTCGGCCGAGGCGTCGTACGCCAAGCGGCGGACGGACGGCGTCAGCTCCCACTACTACGTGGACGACAACTCCATCCGCCAGAGCCTGGACACCGACTGGCGAGCCTGGCACGTCGGGTCGCCCGAGGGCAACGGAACGGGCATCTCCTACGAGATCACCGGCTCGAATGGGAAGTCCCGGAGCTGGTGGATCAGCAACGTCTACTGGCGCGGACTGGCGGCCCAGATCCGAGCCGACATGGACGTCCACGGCATCGCCGCCCGGACACTCTCGATTGCCGAGATGCGGGCCGGGAAGTCCGGGATTGTGACCCACGACCAGTGCCGCCGAGCCTGGGGCGACACGACCCACACGGACCCGGGACCGAACTTCCCGATGGACTACCTGTTGCAGCTGGTCCGAGGCGGGGGGTCCGCCCCGCCCAAGCCTTCCAACCCGCCCGCCTCGGGCAACGACTGGACCTCGGAGGTCATCATGGCACTGCCAACTTTGGAACAGGGCGACCGAGGTGCGGACGTCGGCCGCCTCCAGTCGCTGCTCGCCGCGAACGGGTTCCCACCCGCCCGTTCGTTCAACTCGAAGGGCGAGCCGGACGACAGCTTCGGCGACGGCACTGGGGACGCCCTGGAGGCGTTCCAGGAGGCCAAGCGGGTCCCCAACTCCGTGGTGAACGGCAAGGGTGACCGCATTTGCGGACGCTGGAGCTGGACCTACCTGCTGGGCGAGAAGTGACCATGAGTTCCGTGCCTGATCCCGGGGGAGGACTCGGGCACGTTGTGATTGGAGCCCAGGAGATCTACAACCTTTGCGTAGAACTTCGAAGTCAGAGCGGGGAAATCCGAGGCGACCTGCGGGACTTGAAGAGCACCGTGGACAAGATCGCTAGGGACGTGGAGGACCACGAAACCCGGTTGAGGGCAGTGGAACGTAGGGCGTGGGCCATCCCCTCCGCAGCCACTGCAATCGCCATGATGGCCCTCTTGGTTTCTGCCTACGTTGCGTTCAACTGAGGGGGTGAATTGGATGAAGAATCGGAATCTTCGCGGCGGGCTCTATGTGGGCCTGTTCCTGGCGGGTCTGGCGCTAGTCGTTTTCGGAGCGACGCGAGTTGAGGACCTCGGCGACCTGCTGGTTGCGGTGGCCCTGGCTGCCACGGCGGCAGGAAATCTCCTGGCTCGGGCGTTCCTGTCGCCCCCGGGCCCCGAGCCTCGGGAAATTGACCCGTTGGACCCCAACTCCTAGCGAACACAGCGGAGCCCCGCCCCCTTTTGGGGGCGGGGCTCGTTGCTGCTAGGGGCAACCGGCCAGGCAGCCGCTGCCCCCGACCCCGGTCGAGCCGAAACCGGCCGCACCTCGGGAGGTGTCGGCGTCCACGAAGTCGACGCGCTGGGGCTCCAGGAGAGGCGCGACGTTCGGCAGCGGCACGACCTGCGCGATGCGGTCGCCCTTCTTCACCGAAACCGAGTAGCCTCGGGTGTTGTAGACCGAGGCGTACAGCTCACCTCGGAATCCGGTGTCGATGATGCCCGGCAGGACCATGAATCCCCAGTTCTTCATCGTGGAGGATCGGGCCACGATCCAGACGAACAGCCCCTCGGGGATTTCGAGCTTGACCCCGGTCGGGATCAGGCCGTGGTCGTGGGCGTCCACGGTCCAGTCCTCGCTGGCGGCGAGGTCGAACCCGGCGTCGCCGGGGTAGCCCTGCTTCAGCTCGAAGTCGGGGTCGCTGGCCTCGTAGCGCAGCTTCCCGGTGAAGGGCGGGTCCGGAACGGCGAACCCGTCCAGGTCGATTCGGACCTCGCGGAACTCGTGCGGGTCGGGGTCCTTCAGGTATTCGGGGATCTCAATCGGATTGCTCATTGGTGAGGCTTTACCTTTCGTTAGGGCCACTGGCCGGTTTCGCGAATGTAGAGGGACATCGTCGAGTACACGGCCAAGTCCGTCCAGGTGTCGGTGGACGGGAGTTTGCCGTGGAGAAGAGCGTCCCCCACGCGCTGGAGCTTGCCGTAGGCGTAGATGAAGCTGCCGATCTCCAGGGCCTCGGCCTCGGTGACGCCTCGTCCCTGGGCTCGGGCGAACATGTGGCCCATCTGAGCCAGCGAGTTCGATCCGTACTCCTGAGCCTTGGCCTGAATCGTAGGGGCTTCCTTGTCGACCATCTCGGCCCACCAACGGTGGAAGTTGGGTCGCAGGTCCCCGATCTTGTCGGTCTTGTCCGCCACGGCTAGCTCCTTCTTGCTCGGGGAGGCCCCGCGATGGGGCCTCCCTTGCCCGTCTTCAAATTATCAGGGCCGGGGGGCTATTGCCATAGCCTCTAGCCCCGAGCTTTATTCGGGAAGGTCTCCCAACATCGTAGTCGGCCCGGTTCCCAGCAGGGTGCGGCCGTAGCCCAGTTGGCCCCACAGCGCCCCCCGAACCTCGGGGGACAGCCCCGAGGATTCGACCCACTTCTGGATGGCCGCCTCATTGTCGGCCCCGACCTCGATGAACCGGGACATGCCTTTCAGCTCCGGGATGACGTGGTCGGCCATGGTGAGGGCCAGGACCATGTGGGGGCCGAGGCCGCCGTTGGCGCGGATTGCGGTCTCGACCAGGGCGGGGTCCCACTCGGCGACGCGACGGACCTTCTGGGTCACCGTGGTCAGCTCCTGCGGGAGCCCCAGGTTGTCCCAGGTGGTCTCGACCCCCATCGGCCCGGAGTTCCCGGCGACGCGGATCGGGAACGGCCGGAAGCAGACGACGACCTTGAGTTCTGTTTCGGGGAGCCAAGGGCTGAGCCCGGCCTGCGCCAGGAAGTCGATGGCGCGGCAGTCACCCGAGGTCGTGAAGGGGTAGTACTCGGTGTGGAGACCGAGCCCGTAGCCCTGGGTCCCCTCGATGATGACGTGGCCGCCCTCGGCCAGGACACGCTCCATCAGGTCGGCCGTGTCCATCGAGATGTCCGGGTCCCCGTAGAGCTCTGGCGGGAAACCGTCGTGGAGGGCCACGGTGCGGGCCTCGCGCCAGAGCCGGTCGACCCGGGCCCCGCCGATTCCCTTGGCCGTGGAGCCGAGCCGCTTCTGCAGCTCCTTCCCGGCCTCGGCCGAACGGTGCGACTCCATCAGGAGGGTCGCGTTGCCGTCCAGGACCAAGCGCTCCGTGGCCCGGTAACCGGCCCGGTCGAGCAGGGCCAGTTCGGTGGCCAGGACCTCGGGGTCCACCTCGGAACCGGCCGCGATGACCAGCCCCGCCTCGGGGTTCGTGACTGCCACGACCGGCACCTGGCGCAGCGCCCACGGGTGTCCGAACTCGTTGCACTTGGCGCAGCTCGCTTGAGGGTTGTCCTGCTTATCGATCTCGTAGGGGCAGCGGCCGTACGTAGTATGGCCAGCATTCGGCCCCCCCACGCGCACCCCCAACACCTCTCGACCCTCATTGACTGCCGTTCGTCCGATCCAGGCGGCAACGGCCCCCTTACCCTCGGACCCGAATTGCCCTCCGACTACGACGGAGATCCTGCCACGTTCCATCTTACTTGCCCTTCTGGTGAGGACACGCTCCGAGAGCGTGCTTGGCATAATTGCAGTTGAAGCACAGGACCTGAAATCCTGAGGGGTAGTTGTTAAGGCGCAGCCAGCGGTAGGTGCGGCTACCCGCCGGACGACGTCCCGAGTAGTTGGGGCCGAAAATCTCTTTTCGATGTGCGGCCCCGCCCCCGTCTACGTGGTCAATCGTAAGGAAGGTCTCGATCGATTCGCCACAGCAGCGGCAGCCGGGGCCGTATTTGGTCAGGGCTGCTTCTCGGTCGGATTGACGCTGGCGCTGGGCCCGGAGTCGCTCTGTTTCCCGGCGCTTCTCCCAGTTGACGGGGTCGCGCCTCCACTCCTCAGCTTTGTCCTTGGTGCACTGCTTGCAGGTGCCGTTGGCGTAGCGTTCGGGGTTCTTGTGTCCGTTAATACAGTCCATCGGGCTCCTTCCCTGCGTTGTGTGCGTACCTGACAATCGTAACACCCAGCCCAGCGCTGTTCTCTCTGGGGTGGGTGGGGCGTGTGGGGCTCCTGTGTACCGCAGCGCCGGGGCCTCTTTGTTCGTCCAGACCCAATGTACCAGGTGCGCCAAGGCATCGCGGACGTGCTGCGACGATTTCACGCCGTACAAGTCCCGGAGCCACTTCGCGTCGAAGTCGGGACCCTTGTACGCTCCCTTCCCCGACCCCAGCGACCGGAGCGCCATCGGCACCCCGCGCACCTCGGCCAGCTTGCGGGCGATCTTCTTATCGGCCGCCTTCTGCATCGTCACCGGGATGTTGTGCTGCCTGGCGATATAGCGCAGCGCGCCGATCGCTTGCGGCACCGGGAAGTCCGAGAACCCCTGCTGCCGCGCCATCCAGGGATAAATACAAGCGATACTCTTCCAGCACCAGGTTGGCGAGGCCGCCGCTGCGAGCCCAGAGGGAGAACCGGTCGTAAAGCTCGTCCTCCCCGCTCAGCTCCCAGGCTCCCGTGAGCAGGCAACCCTCGGGGGTCACCTTGGCCATCACCACGCCGTGATGGGGCGCGCCCGGGTCGATCGCCACCACGTGCTGCGGCCAGTCTCGGGGGTCATCCATTTTCATAGAGTTTTTCACTTGTCAAATCACCTCCACTCTTGTGTTCGGGCGGGCACTGCCCGCGCTCCTTGACGGAGTTGCAGTTGGCGCACAGGACTTGAAACCCCGGGGGGTAATCATTAGACCTTAGCCATTGGTAAATGTTGGACTGTCCGATCTCTTTGCGGTGTTGGTTGCCGTTCCCCTTTATGTGGTCTATTTGAAGGAACGGCTCCCAGCTCTCGCCGCAGCACTGGCAGACCCCGCCATAGGCGGAGATGGCGTCAGCTCGCAGCTTGGTTCGGTATTCTCGGGCCTTATCAGGGCCGCCAGCACGCCAGCGGCGCTTGGCTCCTTCCCGATTTCGGTGCTGAGCCTTGGCCTGGCGGTCCGGGTTGTTACGATATCGTTCGAGATCGTAGGCGTACTGACAGGCCCTGCACTGCGACTGGCGGCCCGTCGCGGCTCGTTTGTCCAGCCCGAAAGCGTCGAGCGGCTTAATTTCTTGGCACTTAGAGCATCTCTTGTCCACGGGTACAGCCTACCACCACGTGCTGCGGCCAGTCTCGGGGATCGTCCTGCCTCACATGGTCTCCTTCCGATACTCGGCCCACTCGGTTCCATCGAACGCTTCAACCTGGTTGCCCACGATTCGAACGTCCCCCGCCTCCGGACGACCGGTGTTAGGGTAGAACGGGTTGTTGACTTCGGGGACGATCCAGATCTCCATGCCCGCCACCTCCACGGCGTCCTCAGGAGCTTGCATCACGGGCCCTGGGATCTTGTTCCCGGCGGCGTCCACGAAACTGATCCGATAATTAATCCGCATCAGACGATCCTTCCCATCGGCGGGATTTGGGGCTTGCCCCACTGGTGGAACCACCGGGCGTGGATGGCGGCCACGTCGTGCAGGAGGGTGTCCCGTGCGAGTGGCTCGTAGGTGCCGCATCGCCGACAGTGCAGAGTATAGCCGTCTGGAGTGAGTCGGGCGTGGAAGTCTCGCTTCAATCGAACTCCCCCTCTTCGTCATTCATGGCGGGCTCGTAGCCCTCCCAATTGTCGACGCCGTACGTCTCCAGAGCGTTGAGCTTGTGCTCGCGCTGAGTCAGCCGCTCAACTTCGAGAATCAGGTCCGCAACGTGCGCCTTGACCCAGTCCGGCATGTCGAACTCGTCCGCGATGTCGGCCTTGATGCGCTCCAGGTCAATTTCCATACTCAGGCCTCATTTTCTTTAGGGCGGCGCAGGACCCGCATCCGCCATCCTCTTCGTCGGGAATGTCGCATTCGCGCCAATGCTCCCATCCGAACTCCCCGAACAGCCACTTGGCGTCGCTGGTCAGTTTGGTGTTGGCCCCTTCCAGACGTCGGGCTCGATCGCCCCCTGCCTCGATCATCTCACGGAGGTTCAGGTTCTCCTGCCGCAGGCGTTTGACCTCGGTGAGGAGGTCCGGCACGTCGATGGCGGACGCGTAAATCTCGTCGGCGTCGGGCGACTCATCCTCGGACAGCGCCTTGGCGGATCGCAGGTCAATCAGGACCAGGTTGGGCCATGCCAACTCTTCACTCATGCGGCACGCACCCATTCCTTGGCGTCCGAGGCGAACGGGACGCGGATCGGCTCCCCGCCCGTCTCCCACGGGGTCCAGACGGCCCGCTCGAAGCGGTCCCGCAGGATGTCGCAGACCTGCTGCCCGCGCTCCTGGGCCAGTTCCTGCGGAACCTCCAGCACAACGCTGTCGTGAATCTGCAGGAGCAACTCGCCCGGAAAGAGCCGATCGATATCGATCATCGCGGTCTTCATGATCTCCGCCAGCGACCCCTGCACGATCTGATTGAACGCCTTGTGGGAGGGCTCATAGTCCGAGAACCAGCGCTGCCGCCCGTTGTACAGCCGCACGTAGCCCATCCGTTCGGCCTGGTCCTGCGCGCGCTCCAGCGCCACGGTGAACGGGGAGAACGCCTGTTTCCAGTCGTTAATCCACTCGCGCACCTGCTTGAGGCTGACGTCCATGTTGGCGAACTTCAGCAGCTGCTCCCGAATCACCTTGGCCCCGGCCCCGTACAGGATTCCGAGGTTGCACCGCTTGGCGATCTGGCGTCGCTGGTCCCAGAGCGGATCCGACTCGTCGATCCCGAACATGAGCTTGCAAGCGATCGAGTGGGAGTCGTCCCCGCGCTCGATGCCCTCCAGCATCGGACGGCAGCGGGCCAGGGCCGTGGCCAGCCGGATCTCGGCCTGCGAGACGTCGAACTCCCAGAGCTGGAACCCGGGCCGGGGCTGGAAGAAGTTTCGGACCGAGGGCACCGACTTCGAGGGCATCAGGTAGTCGTGCGGAATCGCCTGCAGCTGCACCCGGCCCACGGCGAGCCGCCCCGAGATCGTGCCGCCCTGCCTGTAGGAGGTCCGCAGGCGACCGTCCGGCCCGCAGGCCAGGGGCCACGGGTCGTACCACTTCGACAGGGCCGACTTCAGGCCTTCGTGGTTGGCATACTCCTCCGCCCACGGAATGCCCTGGGCGACGAGCCGGGTGACCGTCTCTTCATCCACCTGGGGCTGGCCCCCGGCGGTGAGCTTGTCCGGGAACGGCGGAATCCCCCGGAAGTCTTCGGTTCCGGGCCGCACCGGCTCCTCAACAGGGACCTCCAGCTCGATCTCGTTGCCGCCGGTGTCGTAGGACGGCTGGAACTGCGGGGGGCCTTGGAAGAAGAATTTGCGGGCCGCGTTGGGAGTGGGGCCGCCCGTGCTGCCCTTGAAAGGCAGGAGCTTCGCCGAGGCGGCCTGCTCGGCGCGCAGCACCTCGGCGGCGGCCCGGCAGCCTTCGGCGTCGAATCCCACGCCCCGGCGCTCCATATTGCGCAGGACGTGGATGAACTCCATCTCCTCATCGAAGTACTTCCAGAACCCGACGTCGGTCTCGGGGTCGAGGCGGTCGTTCTGGTACTCCCACAGCAGCAGGGTCAGCTCGGCGTCGACTCGGGCGTAGGGCTCCATCACGGACCACGGCACCAGGTCGAAGCGAGGGTCGGAGTTCTTGCCGGACTTGGGGCCGAGCCACGGCTTGAGAGCCTCGGCCTCGGCGTCCTCCGCGCCGGAGTCGGTCAACTCCAGCCGGACCGCCGAGGGCTTGAGACCCTTCGGCATCTGCGGCTCCCGGACCCACTGCGCAACCATAGTGTCCCAGGCGAGACGGGGCTGCAGGTTCCGGCCGGGGTGCCCCCGCAGACCGGCCTCCAGGAACATCAGGTCGAACTTGGCGTTGTGGAAGACCAGGTCCATCGGTTCCAAGAGCTGCAGGAGGCGGTCGAAGTCCTCCGGCGGGCGGTTGGGGGCCACCTCGGCGAGAGCCCACTCGGGCCACTTCTTGAGGCGGCGTTGCGTTGCGGCCGTCAGGACCTTCTCCCCCAGCGGGGAATGCAGGCCCTGGTCGAACGGCACCGCCTGGGAGACCATGGAGCCGTCCGTCGGGTCACGGTAGGCGAAGCTGACCACGGAGACCGTGGCCCCGTCGTCGGGATGGAGGCCGCTGCCCTCGATGTCCACGGTGACAGGATGTCCCGGGGGAAGTTCATTGAGCCTAGTCACGGGAGCCTCCCCGCAGGAGTTCCATCGTGGCGTGCAGCGCCTCGGCGCTCTGGCGGTAGGCCGCCTCAGCCTCGCCGGGGGCAAGCTCCCCCTGCTGCTCCTTCCGGATTCGGAGGGTGTCGGCCAGTCCCTTTGAGACGGCCAGGGTCAGGTCGGTGACCTGCTCGATCGGAACGCCGTTGCTCTCGGCAGCGGCCTCCAGCATCTTGCTGGTGAGGTAGCGCTCCACCAGGCACGGCCTTTCAGGGCAGGTGTAGGCGTGCCGGACGGCCAGCTCTGCGAGGTCGTCGGGCAGTCCCAGCACCGCGCGCGCCACGGGCAGCGTGTCCAGGATCATCATTTCGGTCAGTGGGTCCATCTTCGGGGTCCTTCGGAAGAGGAGCCCCGGCCCGCGAGGGCCGGGGCTCAAGGAGCTAGAACGGGATGACCTCATCGGCCTTGGGAGTGGCGGGAGCGGCGAGCGTCGCGGGGGCCGAGGCGGGGAGGAACTCGGTGATCTCGTTGACGATCTTGCCCTGCATCTTGCCGCGCTGGGCCACGGTCTGGCCGACCATCAGGTCGACGCGCGCGCCGATGAGGTCGTCGGTGTCGGTGTCGGCCGGAACCCCGAAGGCGTCGAAGACCTGGCGGATCTTCCACATGGTGTTGTCCTGGATGGCGGTACGCTCCCAGAGCCAGCGGCCCGCGTGCTCCGAGGGAACCTCGGCCTCGAACTTCCAGACCCACATGGGGTTCCCGGCTTGCGACTTGGTCGACTCCACGTCGATCAGGCGGACGCGGTACTTGCCCTCCGGCAGCGGCTCGCGGGACGAGCTGCCCTCGGCTTCGTTGACCTGCTTGGCGGCCTCATTCGAGAGTTTGGGCATGTTAGTTCTCCTTCTTGCTGTTCTCCGCCTGGCTGGCCTTCCAGTCCAGGAATTCCTTCTGCAGGGGATCCGAGTCCTCTTCGAGTTCCCCGTTGACGTACCCCACCACTCGATCGAGGGAGGGGTTCACCATGGTCCGAGGTAGGGCGTTCAGCCGATCCTTGGACTTGTATTTGCCGGTGTTCCGCGTCTGGCCGACGTGGATCGGGCGCCCATCATCGTACTCCCCGGCTACGCGGGTCCAGATCAGGATGGAGACGTGCCCCATCAGGTCGGCCTGCATTGCCGGGAACAGCGATGGCCCGTAGGCCACCATCCCGGAGTCCTCGTCGACGTCCCGGCGGACGTGAGCCGTGTAGGCCACGTGCAGCGGGAGGTCGGCGAAGGCTCGGAGCACGCGACGGAACTGTTGCGTCGCGACGCCGTAGTCGTCTCGCTCCGTGTTGAAAGGCTTCTTCTTGTACTCCTCCATCGAGGAGATGTTGCGCATCTCTTTCGCAATGCGACGGTCCACCTCGGCGGACACCCACTGGGAGGCCAGCTCGGTCACGGTGTCCAAGGCGAACGCCGCCCAGGCGTCGGACTTGGTGTCCAGGTCGTCTCGCAGCGCCTCGGCCAGGCCGATCAGGCCGTCGAAGCTGGTGTTCCGGAATGGAACAACCTTGTCCACCGGAATTCCGAGCTTCTTCAGCGGGCGAGCGTACAGGCCCTCCTCGGCTGCCGCCACGGCCACGGGGCCAAGGCGGGCGGCCCCTGCGACGGCCGTGGTCTTGCCGCTGCCGGGGTCCCCGTACATTGCCACGCGGACGAAGTCGTCCCCTTCATCGAGTGATTGCATTGATTCCTTTCCTTTCGGGGGTGCTTAATGGCGAGTAAAGTTTTGGGTCATCCCGAGCTCGACCAGGTACTGGCGGCTGTCGTTCCCTTTCCGGCCACTGAGGCACGCCTCGGTGAAGTCACAGAGGAACGAGCAGTGGCGGGAGCTGGCCTGGCGCGGGGCGTCGACGGGCGGAGCTTCCGGGAGGGCGTTGCGGCCCTCAAGCCGGATCTGCTGCTCGTAGCGGGCGTAGATGACCTGGAACAAGTCGGCGGCGATGGAGTCCAGCTCGCGGTCGGTGCGGTGGGTGCGGGGCCTGCGGTGCCGCTCCTCCAGGGTCTGGGCGCGCTTCAGCATCTTGCGCCGGGCCTGGTTGAACAGCTGCCCGTAGATCGGCACGCCCTCCTGGCGCAGCGCCCAGGTGTAGCGGTCGATCTGGGGGTCGAAGTCGAGGTCGAGCTGGGAGGGGAAGTTGCCGACGCTCTTGTGGTCGACCAGCCAGAGCTTGCCGCGCTCCTCCACGATCAGGTCGGCGCGGTACTTGAACTGGAAGTCGAGGGTGGCTCCGATGCGCTTGTAGCGGGGGCGGCGCACCAGCGAGGTCTCCAGCAGGGAGGCGGGGGGGTTGAGTGGGACCTGCCCGGCCCGCTCGACGTCGATGATTCGCCACTCGGGGTCCACGCCCCAGTGGTTGACGTGGCCCGCGTACATCCAGGACATCAACTGCCCAAGGTCCTCAGACATCTCCGTGAAGCGATCGAGGAGATACTGGATGCGGAGGCGTGCGGTGTCCAGGGCCTGCTCGTGGTTGAAGTCCCACCACGGTCGACCGGCGGCCTCGGCCTCTTTTTGCCAGTCCTGGATGGCGCGGTAGTGGACTTCGAGGATCTCGTGCCAGGCGATGCCCTGACCGGCGGCCGACTCGGGATTGAAGGGGCCCTTGGTCCAGCGCTCGCGGTAGCCCAGCTGATGCTGGAAGTCGCAACGGGCGGCGGATTCCACCTCGGAGTTGGAGACGACGATCGGAGCTGTGATCGGGGGAAGCTCGGGCTGCAGATAGTGCAAGGGGCTCTCGTCTCTCTCGCTGTGCCGTGGCGTTGTAGGACTATCGTACCACACGCGTGCCCCCCAGGCACAGCAGTATCCCCCCGCCCCAGCCATCACAGGCACCTCAAACTTCGCACAGCGAGAGGCCCGCACCTCGGTGAGACGTGAGGTGCGGGCCTTGAAGGACCCCCGAATGGACCCGTGGGCGCGGAAGGATTCGAACCCTCGCCGCAGACTTTAGGAAAGTCCAGCTCTATCCGCTGAGCTACGCGCCCTAGATCCGAGCTGATTCAGGCGGTAAGACCCTAAAGAGGACAGCTCGGCGAACACCCCGAGTGGACCGTGACGGATTCGAACCGACAACCCTCTGTATGCAAAACAGACGCTCTACCAATTGGAGCTAACAGCCCTTGCTCGGTTCCAGGCGGTGCGCCACGCCCGCGTTTGTTGACCCCGCGCCAACCGACTTAGCGACTACGTCCTCTGGAACCTTGTACACCGTGGAGGAGTCGAACCCCCGACCCGCTGCTTGTAAGACAGCCGCTCGTTCCACTGAGCTAACGGTGCGTAGCTAACCTCGGATTCGAACCGAGAACCCCCACCTTATCAGAGTGGTACTCTAACCGTTGAGCTAGTCAGCTGTGCCCCGCCAGGGAGTCGAACCCCGGACCCGCTACTTAAAAGGAAGCTGCTCTTACCACTGAGCTAGCGAGGCGTGCGCCGTCTAGGGATCGAACCTAGGACCTTCGACTTAAGAGGACGAAGCTCTACCAACTGAGCTAACGACGCGTGGCTCGTGACGGATTCGAACCGCCGCTCCCGGGACTTCACTCCGGTACTCTTCCAACTGAGCTAACAAGCCGAGCCCCCGCGAGGATTCGAACCCCGGACCAGCTGATTACTAAACAGCTGCTCTGACCACTGAGCTACAAGGGCGGAGAAGGGACGCCGGAGGTTTCGAGCCTCCCCGGTGCGCGCACCTGCTGTCCAGATGACGTCCCTTCAGAGCCGCAGAGGGGATTCGAACCCCCAGTAACTGATTGGAAGTCAGTGAGTTTGCCAATTAACCGACTGCGGCGGGTGCACGAGCAGGATTTGAACCCCTGACCTCCACCCGCGAGGGCGGCGCTCTACCATCTGAGCTACGTGCTGAGGGGGCGCTTGCGCGACGCCCATCTCCATTCGGCCAGGCTTATCTAGAACTACCTGGCTAGTACTCGCCCCCGGACTCGAACCGGGACTTGCCGGTTTTTGAGGCCGGTGTCTCTGCCATTGGACTAGACGAGCTTGTGCTGGGGTTTTACACTCTGCCGTTCATGACCGACATCGCTGCAAGGGCACCCCAGCGTGCCCCGTACCCGAAGAGGGACTCGAACCCCCAACTTTCCGCTCCTGAAGCGGACGCCTCTGCCAATTGGGCCACCCGGGCTTGTTAAGTTAGTGTGGGAGTGGGTGTGCACTTCCGGGCGGGACTCGAACCCGCACAAAATAGCCGTCCCCGGCCTGCTTTACCAATTAAGCTACCGGCCCACTCTCACGTGCCCCAGGCAGGATTCGAACCTGCAGCCTCCCGGTCCGGAACCGGGCGCTCTATCCGTTGAGCTACCAAGGCGGGGTGACCGATGGGAGTTGAACCCACAACCACGCGGGCCACATCCGCGCGCTCTTCCGTTGAGCTACGGCCACAGTCGGGATGGGAGGATTTGAACCCCCGCGTCTCTTGCTCCCAAAGCAAGCGCCTTACCAAGCTTGGCTACATCCCGCTATTTCACCGTGCCGGGCGCACCTCCCGGGAGGCTCCAACAACGCTGCAGACGCTTGGGGCCCGACACAATGGCACTCGCTACGGGATTCGAACCCGTGTTCTTCCCCTCGACAGGGGGACGCCCTCGGCCTCTAGGCTAAGCGAGCTTGGGTCCCCCCGGCCTCGCGTGCTCAGCACTTGCGCCGGGGGGCACCGAAACTAGCGCACCGTTCGAATGTCTGACACGACCCTCGCCGGGGCCCACTCAGTCTGACTACTTAGGTATTGCATCGTTTCGTAGCGGAACTCGGATTTGAACCGAGACTTTCCAGCTTATGAGGCTGGTGCTCTGCCGTTAAGCTATTCCGCGTCCCGAGGGGGAATTGGGGAGGGCCGAACCTCACAACGGCCCTCCCCGACCGCCTCGTTTGTTCCCCTACATTCTCGGGGACGAGGCGGGTTGGGCAGCTGGCTACCCCTCGAAGCCAGCTGCCTCTTCCGGAAGCTCTCCCTGCCAGAGCGGCTCCTCTTCACCCAGGACCGCCTCGCGGAGCAGAGCCGAGAAGACGTCCGCCCCCTCAGCGTGGGCCCGAGTGAACTTGGCCAGGTCCAGACCGTACGTGTCGCAGATGTGGACCAGCTGTTGGGTGCTCGGCAGGCGATGCCCGTTGCGCAGACGCGACACCGAGGTGTGGTGGTACCCCGTCTCTGCCGCGAATTGCGTGTTGGTCATCTGTGCCATGTCTCTATTATAGCATACCAGCATGCTAGCCGGGCACGTAGTGTTGTCCCCAGTTGCGCAGCACCTGCTCAAGTTGAATGGTCTCCCGGATGACCGCCGAGGTGACGGGGTTCCCGTCGACGTCGTGGCCCAGTTCGACCTGGCGCATCTCGAACAGCCGGACCTCGCCGTCCTCGGCATTCTTCTGCTTCATGCACTCCACGCGAATGACGCGGGGGCCTTCCTCCCCGGGGCTGCCGCCGTCCGACTCGGAATTCGAGTCCTCACGCGCCACCAGGATCTCCGAGGTGAGCGCGCCGATGACGGCCGTGGAGCCTCGGCCCTCGCGCCCGTTGTGACCGAGGTGGTGGACCGCCATCACGCAGGCCCCCGAGACCTGGCGCATCTTCTCCATCTGGTTGACCAGATGGCCCATCTCGCTGGCGTCGTTCTCGTCCAGGCCCACGGTGACGCGCGCCTGGGTGTCGAGGATGATCAGCGCGGGTTTGCGCCTCTTCACCAGCTCACACAGGACGTCCCAGTCTCGGGACCTGACCTGCAGCGCCTCCGGCAGCAGGTAGACGCCCCGCATGCGGCGTCCGTAGGTGGTCTCCCAGGCCCGGACGCGCTTCTTCATGCCGTACGCGCCCTCGGCGGCCATGTAGATGACCTCCCCCTGCAGCACCTTGGAGCCGTGCCAGTCCAAACCGCCCCCGATTGCAGCGGCGAGGTCCAGCGCCACGAACGATTTGCCGTGGCGGGACTTTCCGGTCATGCGGGCGATCGTATCCATCTCGAGCCAGCCCGCCACCAGCCAGCGGGGGTCGGGCAGGTCATCCAGGGCCTCGGTGTCGAGCAGCTTCGCCTCCAGCTCGGCGACCTCCTCATCGGTGACGGCGATCTGGTACTCGGCCACGGCCTGGGCGAGCTGGGTGTCCGACAGCGCCCGAGCCTGCCCGATCGCCCAGTCCATGATCCCGTCGAACTCGGAGTCGATGAAGCGCTCCTGCCCGGCGGTGTCCAGGAACGTCTGCCAGAGGGCCTCCCAGGCCGTCCGGGCGGCGTAGAAGCCCGCCCGCGCCTCCCGCATGGCCCAGCACGCGCAGTGCACCAGGGTCTCGTGCCGCGAACCCGCGTGCGCCTTCTTCTCGTAGTAGTCCAGGACGGGCCGCAGCATCTCGGGCCGAGTGCCCTCGGTGTATCGGTCCAGGAATTCCTGCCGCTGGTCTGCCGTGGCCGATCGGTCCCGCAGGCCCGCGTCCGGCAGCAGCTCCGCCACCGAGGTGGGCAGTACCGGGACCGCGAGGCGGGGGGCAAGCAGGGTCCCCTCGGACCATTCGTACTTACCCTTCTCGGGCAGCGCTGAGGGGTAGACGACGATGACGCCGTTGTGGCCCCGGACCTCCCCCCACTCCGAGCCGAGCTTCCCACCGGAGTTGCCGATTGACCGGCCCGGCGGCTGGGCAAAGATGTAGTGCTCCCCGCCGGAGGGAGTGAACTGCTGGGGCGGGGCGTAGGCGACCAGGGCGTCGACCAGTGGGTCAGGCAGGGCACCTTGGTCGTGGTCGAACGCCACGGCGCCCGATCGGCCGACGTGGAGGGCGATGTTGCGCTCGCGCCAGGCCCCCGAGAACCAGTCGCGGATCTGGTCGGGGTCCCGACTCGATTGGGTCGGCCAGTCCTTGCCAAGGATCGAGCCCGGGTTCTTGCCCGTCTCGAACTCCCGGTCCACCGGGATCACGTACCAGCCCGCCTCGGCGTAGGCCAGGGCCGCCTCTTCGGGCGTCTCGGACCCGTCGAAGTCAGGCATCATCAGTTGAGCCAAGGTGGGGACCTCCTCGTGCGTGGAGTTAGAGGAGACCAGTCTAGCACGGGCCGTGCCCAGGAGTCACAGGAGCCCCAGCAGCCCCATCTGTACCGTGTCGTTGGTCACACAGTGACTCCTCGTGGCTGCGCAACTACCGGTACGCGGTGCGTGGGAGCAGTGCCATAGATGACCGTCTATGTCACATACTTCCTGTGGAAAGTGTGTTGGAAACCACCAATAGGAAGTGCACCATATCCCCTAGCCTACCAGACAGTAGTAACGACGTCGTAACTGCCATACTGAGTATATAAACAATCTGTAGACAATATCGCTACTCTGGGTTATGATTCGTTACCCCACCGGGGGTACGCAACTACTCCCCGTTATCGGGCCCCGGGGGGGATTGCCGGACGCCCGCCCCCCGCCCCCTGTTACGCTGACGGAGTCATCGCGTAACAGGGGGCGGGGGGCGCGACTCGCTGGCGCGAGCCGGTCCGGAATCCGCCCCCTGGAGGCCCAATCGCCTATTACCAGCGAGTAATAGATCTTCTTTCCTCTCGGACACGCTCCTCTGCTACACTGTCCTCATGACACGCGCACCAGACCTCACAGTCGTGGACCTCGTCCCAGTCTTCGCCCATCTCGATTTCCTGGAGAACCTCATCCAGGAGGGCGGCTACGAGGCCGCCGCCGCACACCTCTTTTCTTATCCCGTGCGCGGAGAGCCCCTGATGCAGGGCAACGACCCCATCAGCGCCTATCTCAACGACGCCGCCCCGCCCGAGGCCCGGATCGAGACCGGTCGGGACGCCCTCCTGATCGTCCTGTACCGAGGTCCCACGTCCCGCACCGTGGCTACCCGGGCCTGGTTTGAGCTGGACAGCCACCCCGGTGTCAACGGGTTCGTCTATTGCATCGAGGACCTCCGCTTCCCCGAACTGTCGCCGCCCCAGTGACTATGAGACACAGCCCACAGGGACCCCCTCTTGTCCTATAGGCACCGGTATGGTACGATTATGGGGTACCGCCGGAGAGAGACCGGCTCGGGGCCTCCTCGATGAGGAGCCGCGAATAACTGCATAGATCTACGGGTAGCTGCCCCCGGTTCGTGGGGACGGGGCGGGGGCAGCGAAAAAAGGTACGGCTCTCTAGCTCAGAGGATAGAGCATCTGATTACGGATCAGAGGGTCCGGGGTTCGAGTCCCTGGAGGGCCACAGGGGCGGTCATTGACACCGACACGGGATGCCGAGCGAGATCTCTCTGAGATTTCCGCTTGCCGAGCGTCAGGACCTTGCACCGCCCCGCCCGACTTCCTTCAGGGGTTGAGGGATGGGGGAGCGACCCCGGGTCGGCTGAAAACGGCCCGGGGTCGCACTAACAAAATACGATGGGTAGTAGCTCAGTGGAAGAGCAGCGGTCTCCAAAACCGAAGGTCGGGGGTTCGAACCCCTCCTGCCCTGCAATGAAGGCGCATCGACACGGAGCCACCGTGGCCTTCAGATAGACCAGCTCGAACAACAACGGCCCACCTGATTCCGCAGGCGGCCTTCATAGCCGGGCGTTCTGTTGGAAGCGGAGGCCCGGGGACCGGTCGTCTGCACCGGCCGGTCCGAGCACCGGTAGAGTAGCGGTAATCTCACCTCACTCTCAATGAGGAGAACGCGGGTTCGAATCCCGCTCGGTGTACGCAAGATAGGCACCTTGGTACCGAAGGTGTCGTGAGCCGCAGGAGCCGTCAGAGGCCCGAACCTTGGAGGGTGGCCACCCGTTGAAGAGGGACCTGGGCAACACTGCCTACCTGCGAACACCAGGCATGGACCACGCACCTGGACGAGAAACGCGGTCTAACGGGGTCCCGACCTGCCTGTGGCAGGAGTGGGCCGGGGCCCCTACACAGTGTCTGGTAGCTCAGTTGGCAGAGCGAGCGGTTGTTAACCGCGAGGTCGGAGGTTCGAGCCCTCCCCAGGCAGCAAGGTCCGCAGCAGGCCGGGGACACCACGCCCTTAACCCCGCTGTCGGCCCCAGACCCCTGGCTGGGGGTCGAACCTCGGATCCCGGAACTGACAGCCATCGGTCCCGCCCCGAGGTCCTTGTCCATTAGTTCAGTTGGAAGAACGCCCGATTTTGGCTCGGGAGGTGCGAGGTTCGACCCCTCGATGGACAGCGCAACAGTTAGTCCCCGGTAGTTCAACTGGAAGAACGCGCGGCTCTGGACCGCGAGGTTGGATGTTCGAGCCATCCCCGGGGAGCGGGAGCGGTCAGGCTTGTAAACCTGAATTGGCTTCAAGACCTTGGCAGAGGTCGCACCTGCGTTGGCGTTAGACTGCCATCGAGCGCCACTCGCGGGTGTTTAAGGTCCGTTGGGCGAATAGGTAGAGCCACCAGACTTTCAATCTGGGCATTTGCGGGTTCAAGTCCCGCACGGACTACGTAGGCACGGAGTGCTGGGTATTGGTGCGTCCAGTCAGCGAAAGCTGCGCCCCTGCAAGGGGGACCGGTTCGATTCCGGACTGCCTACACCCCCGAATCGACAGAAGGAAGACTCAATGCGAAACGTAGCGAAGCTCATCCTGGTCGCGGCCCTGGCCGGAACGGCTCTCACCGCCTGCTCCGACGAGGCCACCACCGCCTCGGACAACCTCTCCACCGCCGCCGACAACTTCAAGGTCTACCGTGAGATCACGTTCATCAACGGGATCACCGGTCAGGCCGTCCTCACCATCGAGGGCTTCTGCAATCTCGTGGACGAGGGCAACCAGCTCGAAATCACCTGCAAGGTCGCCGAGGGTGACGACGCGGGCGCTTACCTCAAGCACTTCTACGGCCTCTCCGACAACTCCACGTACCTGGCCGAGCAGCTCGACGCGCTCGAGGTCGACCCCTTCCACCACGAGATCATGATCCGTCCCGAGGTGCTCATCCCGGACGTCAACCTCGAAACTTCTGGGGAGGGTAACTAACCCAGAGCTGGTGCCACGCTGACCGCAGGAGAGGTCGGGCCGCCTGTAAAGCGGTCGCCCAGGCTAAGTGAGTTCGAATCTCACCGTGGCAACAAGGTGATACCGACCTTCGAGCCCAACCCCGGACGCGGGGGCGGGTGCTCAACTGGACCTCGTCCGCTAGCAGGCGGGGTGTCTCGGGCGGAGCGGACACGATTCAACTGCCCGTGCCGAGACTACATGGAGAATGTGCCGATAGGCAGCGGCAGCCGGATTGCTAATCTGGTGGTCCTAACGGGCCGGGGTTCGATTCCCCCTTTCTCCGCGCAAGTCAATGGAAGCTATGCACCACAGGGCGTGCACCTGGTCTCGAAAACCGGGACGTCCCCAGCGATGGGGGCGGGGGTTCAACTCCTCTAGTTTCCGCTAGGCGGCCCGTAACCGAATCATTCACCGAGGATGGCCGGGGTGCTCGCGGGCCGCCGCCTTGGCACCGTGACAGAGTGGTTATGTCCTCGCCTGCAAAGCGAGTGTACCCCGGTTCAAGTCCGGGCGGTGCCTCAACGACTGGGCCCATCAGGGGCCCAGACTCGTTTGAAGGGCCCCGAACCGTGAACGAACCCAACGACGCCAGCTACCGCACCACGACCGACTGGGGCTTCGACCTCGTCAACCGAGCCGCCTCACAGGAGCTGCGCAACCTCTGGGCCTTCCCCACCAAGGTCCGCCTCGAACGCCTCCTCTGGCTGGCCGTCATGACCTCTCAGCGCGACCTCGGCCTCGACATCCCAGACGTCGCCATCGAGGACTACCGTGCCGCCTTGGACGTCCCAATCGAGGATCTTCGCGCCATCCACGACCGCGAACTCATCGTCCACCACGACGTGAAGGCCCGACTCGAAATCTTCAACGAGCGCGCGGGCCACCAGCTCGCCCACCTCGGCATGACCGGCCGCGACCTCGACGACAATCTCGAACTCTATCTCACCCGCCGCTCCTTGGAGCACCTCGCCGCCGACCTGGCCCGGCGTGGCGAGGAGTCCGTCAGTGCCGATGTTGCCCGCCTCGCCCGAAAGGTGAAGTTCCGGGGCATCGTCGGCGCCGTGGGAACGGGAGTCGACCAGCTCCAGCTCTTCAATGGGAATCGACAGGCCCTCGAAGAACTGAACGCCCAGGTCGCCTCCCACCTCGGCTTCCCCCCTTACGCCCTCCTTCGCAGTGTCGGCCAGGTCTATCCTCGCAGCCTCGATTCCGGCGTCGCGGGCAGCCTGTGCGCCACCCTCAGCGCCACCCGCCCCGCGGACCCCTCCAATCGCCCCAGCCCCTTCCCGGTCCTGATGCGGGGCTACGCCAACATGTTGGCAGAGTTGGCGGGCGACCAGTGGGCCGAGGGCGACGTAAGCTGCAGCTCCGTTCGCCGCGTTGCCCTCCCGGGCCTCTTCCTGGGCGCCTCGGCCTACGTGGCGCAGCTGTAATCCGCTGCCGGAGCTGGCGCTCCGGGCAGCGTGACCACTCCCACATCCGACCCCCCATTGTCCGCCAGGCACAGCCCGTGCTACGATGGACGCCTACCCCGGAGACAAGCCCCGGCCCTAGATCGGAGACGTGATGGAATGGATCGCAGCCCTACTCCCTTTGACGACAGCCGTAGCCTGTACGGCTGCGTTCTTTCTGGCGGGCCGGGAGTCCCAGGCTTCGGGCCCGCCAGTCTCACCTGGGTCGCCCTCCCTGACGCCGCAGGCCGAGCCCTACCGCCAGAACGAGCCCCTGACCTTGACGACACCCGGGCAAATCTCCATCGAATGGCGACGACCGACTGGTCCCTCCTCCAGAACCTCCCCTGCCTCGTTGCCTATCCGGCACCTCGCAGTTCCCCTACCAGCGTCTGGTACGCGGTCCTCGGAGGTCGAGGAGACCTCACCCTCAGTCCCGCCCCCGGAGGAGCCGCAGTCGACCCCAGCAGTTTCCGAACAGCCCCCGATCTGGCTTTCTCACTGGGCGTCGAACTCCCCAGTGCAATGGCTCAGCGGCTCGGACACGGCTCAGCTTCCACGAGTGTCTATCCAGGCTCCGTTGGCGCTTGTCGGCGGCCCCGCCTCCTCGCCCTGGTGGGCTCCCGGCCACGCGTCGCTCTCTCGCACCTCGGCCAACGCCTACTCTCCCGAAAGGAATTCCCCTCGTGACTCGAAAATCGCGCCTGACCTGGGCCACTTGCCTCCTTGGGCTCGCAATTAGCGCCTGCGCTCTTCCCGCCGAGCCCGCCGAGCCCGCCGACGACCGCGACCCCTCCCAAGCCCCCGTCAGCACCTCGGCCCCGGTCGAAGCCGCGGCCGAGCCTTGGCAGCCCTCCGAGGAGTGGCTCGACCTCTACAACCGCGACCAGTCCATCCAGACTCTACTCGCCGAGGCGATGGCCGCCGAGGACCCCCAGGACCAGGCGGATCTCCTCCAGCAGGCCTACGAGGAGGAGCTCGCCCTCCGGGACTACCTGGTCCAGAACCCTGGCGCCGATGCCCCCTGCGAGGTCTGGGCCGCCTGGGCTCCGCCGGAGCTGTGGGCCGTTCGCAGCAGCTGCGCCACCTCCGACCTTTAGCCGCCGACCACCAAGGTAGAAAGAAGGACCCCGACCGTGGAAACCCAGACCGAACCCAAACTCACCGACCTCGAACAGAAGCTCCTGACCGCCCTCGTCGACCACTTCGAGCCCTGCGGGGGCTGTGGCGCGGAGCCCAGCTACGCCCAGGCCACAAAAGCCGTTCTCGCCGCCATCGGCCCCGAAATCGAGATCAACGCCCTCGAACGATGGGCCCAGGAGTTCCGCGACGCCAGGGGAAACCGCCCCCAGGCAATCACCGCTGCGGACCTCGACCGCCGCGCCAGCACCCTCCGCCGAGAATTGGAGACCCGAAATGCCGTCTAAGGACGACCAGACCCTGTCCGACTACTACGAGGAGCGCCGTCAGCAGCGGAAGGAGCGCGAGGACGACCGCGAGTCTCGGGGCGAGCCCCGTCGACCCGAGCGCGAGGTTCGCAACCGGGGCGAGGGCGAGAAGCGGTGACGACCACCAGCCACGGCAACGGCGGTTTCCCTGCAATGCGGCAGGAGGCCGAGCAGACCTTGCGAAAAGTCCTGGCCCCAGCAGCCCACCCGGACGATCAGATGGCGATGGTCAACACCGAGAGCCAGAGGGCCCAGGCACTCGCACGCTTGGACTGCCTCTGTGTGGCCTGGCTCAACGAATCCTTCAAGGAGATCGACCGCGTCCAACGCTGGGCCGAAGTCCGCGCTGATGTCCTCCAGCGAATCCAGAACCGCCACACCCCCCATCAGATGGACGAAGAAGGGGGAGGCCTCTGGATCTGCGTCGAATGCCGAACCCCCTATCCCTGCAACACACGAAAGGACCTGGGCCCCCAACTGAAGGCCCCCTAGCATCCAATCCCCAAGTAACACCAACCGCAAAGAATAGGATTCCCCGAATGGAAACCGAAAACCACAAGGAAACGACCCGCGTCGAGGCCCAGGCTCGCGTCGACCGGGGCGTGGAGAAGCTCAACGCGGACCTCGGCCCCATCTGGCCCAGCCGCATCGACCTCGATGACCTCAGCCTCCACGACGGCTCCGACTGCATCCTCGGGCAGCTGTTCGATGGCTACCACGACGGCACCGCCGCGATGTGGCCGGACGCCCCCACCTCCCGCTACCGCTCCGCCTACTGCTGCGATGCGTGCCACGGCTCCCAGGAGCAGTACGAGGCCCGGCTCCAGAAGGACGCCCAGGTCCAGACCCGCGACGAACTGGCCCAGTCCCACGGCTTCCTCGACGACGAGGACAACGACATCTCCTACTCCGACCTCCAGGAAATCTGGGAAGAAACTATTCGTCGCCTCCGCGCCGAACCCACTGAAGGGGCCCCCCAGTAATGGGCTGGCTGGTCGAAGTTGTAACGGTGATCGCAGGAGCGGTCGTCTCGCTCGGAATCCTCTATTTCATGCTGGGCGGCTCCCGCCGTAACCGCGACGACAATTAACGCACGAACGGGGCCTCGGCCCGCACCGGGGCCCCAACCCAACCCTAGGCAGGAAACGATGAACGAAAAAGAACCCGAGTACAAAACCCTCGATGAGGTCTCAGGCGATCCGACCGAAGCCATGGCGATGTTCGACGCAATCGGCGAGATGGTCCGCCTCGCCCACTCCCAGTCCGACGACGACATGGCCCGTCTCGTTCAGGTGGTCAATGACGCCTGCCAGGCGGACCCCCCCGGCACCGTGGCAATCGTCGTCATGATGGCCTGCCTCATCCCCCCGGCGGAGGTCGAGATCGGCCGCCGCGACTTCATGAAGGAGCTGTTCCCAGGTGCCTAACGCACTCGCAACCACTCTCATCGCCTTCGGCATCGTTGCCACCGCTGTCGGGCTCGTGCTGGGCACCGCGGACTCCGGGGACCTCGGCCTGCTGTTCTTCGCTCTGCTCATTGCCCTGAACTGCCAGGACTGGGAAGGCGGCATGAAGTAGTGGACAACAGACTGATCGATGAGGCCATCGCCTCGGCGAGCCTCGACGGCGAAACCTTCACCACCGACCCCCGCCCCCTGGCCTGGATCTTCGACCTCGACGGAACGCTCTTCCAAATCGACCCCGACTGGGAGACGCGCCAGCGCCTCCTACAAGCCGAGCCCATTCAGGCCGTCCTTGACGTCGCCCTGTGCCTCAAGCGGGCCGGGCAGCAGCTCCTGTTCGTGACGGCGCGCTTCGACGACTGCCGCGAGGCCACGATCGAGCAGCTCCAGAACCACTACCTCCTCAGTCGCTGGGGGGACGGCCCGAAAGAGGTGCCCCACCTGTTCATGCGGGACAGCACCAGCGATCGCCAGCCTCTGGACTTCGACTACAAGGAAATGGTCTACCAGAAGTCGATCAAACCTAATTGGAACGTCCGGGGTGTGTTCGAGGACGACGAGGATTGCGCCCACATGTGGCAGTCCCACCAACTCGATGTCCTGCAAGTCCGCAACGGAAAGGTGTGACAAAAATGCCCGACAAGCCCGAAGAACCTGACGTTATCTATGGCCAGTTCGACGACGGCCAGGGCCAGAAGAAGGAGGCCCGGGGCGGCCAGGGCTGCCTGGTCCTGCTCTGGCTGGCGGGCCTCCTGATGCTCGCGGCTTGCGCGGGCTGGGTCGTCCAAATCTGGCAGCGGGTCCTCTAATGGCTCACATCGAAGTTCTCATTCAGGTCGACCACCGAACCGCAGACGGACACGAAGTCCCCCACATCCTCCAAGTCAAGGTCGATGGCCTTGCGGCCGACGCAGCCTGGGAGCGCACCTCGGACGCCGTCCAGGGCTTCTTGAACGCCGAACGCGACGCCCAGCGGGCTGTGGACCGCCAGGTCCAATCCGCTGAGGGGCCGTGGTGCAACGAGGTCCTAGTCTTGGGCGACACTGGCTACCACTGCAACCTGCAGCCCCAGCACATGTTCGCCCACGAGAACTTCCAGTCGGGCCGCTCCTGGTCCGACCCCGCTCCGAAGGGAGACGACTGATGGCCCGCGTCCGAATCGAGATCTGGGACAACGAGGACAATGTTCGGGCCGCCGAGGTCGAGCACCCCGAGTCCCGAGTGGCCTACGAGCGGGCAGCCCGAATGGCCGAGGCCACGCTCCCTCCCGAACCCGAGCCGACCAAGTTGAAGCCTGGCTCCTACTCAATGGTAGTCAACAACGTGAAGTTCGACGAGGTCAACGGGGGCCTCCTCATGGGCACCTCGGTTCCCCCCAACAATTTCACCGTGCGGGTCTCGGGCCAGCGCAAGCCTTGCGGCCAGACCTGCCGCGCCCGGGACCCGGAGGGCGACGGCGAGGACGAGGGCTGCAGCGACACCTGCGCCAAACCAGAAGGCCACGACGGCTGGCACGAAACTGCCGACAGGGCCTGCACCTGGGCCGCTCTCACTCCGTGCAAGGTGCTGTGCGCACGGGTCGACTGCTGGTCGAACTGCGGGGATCTCCTGGGGCACTCGGGTGACCATGCCTGCCACCTCCACGAAGGTGGGGACCGCCCCCCGTTCTCCAAGAAGGATGGGCCGTGCGGCCTGGTCTGCGACTTCGGAAACTGCTGGGTCACCTGCGTGCGGCCGATCGGCCACGAGCCTGACTGCTACTGCACCGACCCCACCCACAACCTGAAGGGGCCAAACTTAGTGATCATCCTCAACCGACGAAGGCGAGGCCACACCGTGGCGCACCACCGCAACAAACCGACCAGCAACGTCGCCTCGGGCTGGCGCGCGGCCCAGAAGGACGCCAAGAAGCAGGTTCGCGTCGAGGAAACGAAGCGCGAACTCGCCCGACCCCCAGAGGAGGACGCCGATGACGACCGGAACTGACATCCCCCAGAAGCGGCCCCCCAGCGTCTCGGAGGTCCTCGCCTGCCCAATGCCGATGGACGTCCTTGGCGAGTCCGGGGCCCGAACCGTGGGCGAGTACCTCGTCATTCTGGCGGAGGAGGTCTGGGTCCAGGGCGAGAACTTCAGCGGCAAGCGCCCCTTCGGCTTCAGCTCCTGGCAGGTCGACGTCGAGGCGGCCCTGGTCCGAGCCGGACTGGTCGACGGCGAGTTCGACGAGGACGACTGCCTTGAGCGGGCCGACTACCGGGCGGCCGACGCCCTCATCCGAGGGGCGCTGCGGGAGCTGCGCCGCCGAATGCGAACGGAGGTTCCGACGCCCGACCCCATCCGAACGGAGGGGGTCCGCGACCGCAACCAGCCGAGCAAGACGACGGCCCGGTGCCCCTACTGCGGCCTGGAATTCGCAGTCAACTCCACCGGCCGTCTCCGAACGCACGGCCCCCCGCGCAACCGCTGCCGGGGCTCGGCCTGGCAAACGGGCAGTCTGCAGAGCGGCAAGGGCTTCTAACCCAATGACCGCCCCCCGGGACCGCAACCCCAGATGTGACAAGCGGCACCGGGGGGTGTCTTGTGCCCCCTGGGCACGCCGTGGTACACTGGTGGGGTGCCCGGGGGACAAGCCCCCGGCTCCCTCCCAACAAGAACGGAACCTCACAATGCAAGACGGCAATCGCGAAGGCATAACGCGCCTCCTGAACTGGGCGGCAGCCCTTGCCCTCGGGGCCCTCCTCATCTGGGCCGCCGACCTCCCCCGCCACTCATGCCAGGAGTGGGCCGCCGACAGGGGCCTCGGCAGCGAGGCGACCACCCTCACCTGCGAGACCGGAATCGACGCCCAGGGCGAGATGACCGAGGTCGAGTACCAGCGGCAGCAGGACGAGGCCCTCGAACTGGCCTACGAAATCATCAACGAGAACGGCGGGCTCTAGCCATGAAATTCGAAACCGCCAGGGTCCGCGTCCTGCGCAGATCAGTCGTTCCCCCCGCCGACCTCATCGAGTCGAACCCCTTCGAGGACCCCGAGTTCACCTTCGAGGTCATCGCTTGGCCCCCCGGCGAGATCGACGGCGGCCTCCTCCCCCACAATGGAGACCAGATCACCTTGCCGGGCCACGAAACGCCGTTCAGGGTCTGCGACCGAACCCTCCACTGGCCCCCGCCGACATCAGCGGAGGCCAGGCGCGGAGAGGTCCGAGTGGACCTCATCGTGGAGCCGATGCCCGACTCCCCCGTGAAGTCCCCGTTCGGCCGCCCGGGGGAGGACGCCATCCGCGCCAACGGCCGCTGGCTGGAGGGCGAGGTGGTCTATTTCGAATCCCGTAAGACCTACTCCCAACACGATCTCATTCCGATCCACTTCCGAATCGACGGCATGGGCACTTTCTCCTGGAACGTGCTTCGGAACTTCCAGGTTGCCCAGATGTTCCCCGACATGACCGGCCTCAACTCCGGCACCGACGACGGGTTCGCCGTCCCCGCCGAAGTCTTCGCCCGCCTGAGCCTCGGCCAACGCTTCGAGGTCCTGGTTGGCCCAGGCCGAATTGCTGGCCTCGAAATCCGCGAGGTCCGACCCCTGCCCGAACCCGACCTGGAGGATGAGCCCAGCCGCCGGGCCGAGCAGGCCGCCGCGCCGAACGAAGTTCGAGGGGGAGAGGTCTGATGGGATGGGCAAAGCCTAGCCGCACCGAGGAAATCTTCGCCGAGCTTAGCAGCGGACCCAACGGTCGGGTCCTCGTGGATGACCAGAACCTGATCCACTGGTACGACCCCCGCTGGACCAGCGACAGCAGGCCCTGGACGAACAGCCATCTCACGCGGCCTCTCAGCCGAACCCTCCGGGCCGTTCCCGGCCCCCGCTGGGCCGAACTCTGGAAGCTGGCCGACCGCCTCGGCGCGACCCCCCAGAAGGGACTCGACGCTGAGGGCAACGAAACCTGGCAGGCCGCTCACGGCAGCGGCGACTGGGGCTACCGCGCCACCCGCTGGCGCTCCGGCCCCGGCTACCGCGTCACCGTGGCAATGGCCCACGTCCTGACCCTGGAGTCCGACCAGCCGCAGGGTCGCCGCAACCTCTACGACACGACCCCCTCGGAGGTCCTCACCTGGGCCGCCCGGCTCGGAATCCTGGGCAACATCGAGGTCCGGTTCCGAAACGGCACCAGGGTCAAAACCGGCGAGCTGTGGCGGGGGCAGGAGGTGGAACTCTGATGGGCAGTAGGAAGAACTGGCCCCGGGAGCTGGCCGACCGCTGCAACGCCGTGGGCTGGAACGCCCGCCTGGTGCCCAACGGCCACTGGAAGGCCGACCTCCCAGACGGCACCACGATGTCCTGGGCCGAATCCCCCAGCGACACCAACGGCTACAAGATGGCGATGCGCAAGGCTCGCCACAAGGGCCTGGACGCCCTCGAACAAAAGTTGAAGCTCCAGCGCGAGAAGGACCGCCTCGAACGAATCGCCCAGGACCGCCAATTGAACGGGGTCCCCGAGCACCTGATGCAGTCTGCGAAGCAGGCCCCCGAACCCAAGAAAGAAGCGAAAATGGAACCCAGCAACCCGAGCCTCGGCTACGTCGAGGTGGAGGGAATCCGACTCGGGATCGCCGAGGTGGCGCAGGCGCGCTACCAGCCCTCCCGGGGCGGCGAACCCCGCGTCGTGGAGGACGCCCGCGAGCTGCTCCTGGTGGACGGCTCGGTCCGATTCCAGTGCCTGAAGCCCACCGGCGGTTTCCGAGACGGCAAGGCCGAGATCTGCAACCGCACCTTCGACAACCCCCGGGGTCTCCCCACCCACCAGAGCCGAATGCACCCGGAGCGGGACCTTGGCGGGGTGCTCCCCGTCGAGCCGCGCCCGGGGCCGACCAAGGAGGAAATCCTGGCCGACCGCGTCCCCGTTGCAATCCGAACCGAGCCCGCCCCGAAGGCCGAACCGGTGCCGACCGCCCCCCCGACTGGCGTAATGGCCCGAATGGAGGACCTCGGCAACCAGGTCCTGGACCTCCACTTCGAGGCCCAGCGCCTCGCCAATCACGCCCAGACCGTGGGGGCGGCCCTGGTCCAGCTCGCGCAGGACCTCCCCCGGGAGCTGGTCGACGACGAGACCCGCCAGAAGGCCGAGCTCCTGGACCAGATGCGGGGCCTCCTGAAGTGAAGCTCCCCCAGTGGATGCAGGTGCAGATGGAGATCGACCGCAAGATCGATCGAATCCGCCAGAGCCTGCAGGATCTGAACTCCCTGGAGGCGGCACCTCGGCTCAACGCCCAGGTCCGCCTCCGGGAGGAGCACGTCGAAATGCTCGGGTTCCTGCTGGAGCAGTGGGAAATCGAATGGAACCGCCGCAACGAGGCGGCTGTCCAAGACTTGCTGAACCGCAACCCCTACCACTGGTAGAAAGGAAATCCGCAATGGCCGACGACGAAAAGCAGGAGCGCTACCCGGTCCGAACGGAGGGCCCAATGTACCTCCACCGAATGCCGACCGAGAAGCTGCAGGACGCGCTGGATTCGGCGCATGCCGATCTCTGGCGGCTGCGGTCCGAACTCAGCGCCGCCCGGCGGGCCGCCTGTCCCGACCCCGAATGCGCCAACTGCGCAAAGTGGCGGGCTTGGGAGAAGCGCCACGGCGACGTGAGCTGGGGGCCGTGCCCGACCTGCCGGGCCTCGGCGGGGCAGCCCTGCCGCCGCTCCTGGCAGGGAGGCGGGGGCAGCTACTCGTTCGTCCTGAAGCACCCCCACGACAACCGTCCCGGGACCCTGCACCCGGCCGACCCCCCGGAGGCGGCCCCCTAGCGGGCATGGTACAATTGTCTGGGAGGCACGGACCGCCTGGCCCGGCCTCCCAGCCCCCAAAACCCGAAACCTGGAGTTCCCCGTGGAAACTGAAACCTCGCAACCCCACTTCGCCCCGATCTACAAGGACGCCCGGACGGGCGACTTCAAGGTGGCCCACTTCGCCCGAACCCAAGACCGCTACTGGGGTAGCCTGAAACTCCAGGATGGCCGCTGGACCCTCCAGCGCCGAACCCCGGACGGCACCAAGACCGACCTGCGGTCGGGGGACCTCGGCCCCGGCCCAACCGGGGGCACGTCCATTCAACGGATTCTCGACGGAATCAACGGCCGCCCCCGCCCGGACGGCCGCAGGAAGAAAGTCAACTAGCTAAAGCAATGCAAGCCCTAGAATTCGCATTCGTGGCAGGGCTGGCCATGGTTCTGATCGGAGCCTTCGGGCTGGCCCTGCCCGGCAAACCCCGACGAAAGGATGGCAACGATGGCCAAGAAGAAAGGCCGGGCCGGAGGCCCCGCTGGCGGTTCCGGAGACTCCGGAGTGCGATGCACCGGGTGCAAGGGCACCGGCTGGGTCGAGTTCAAGGTCACCAAGCAGGTCGCCGTTCGCGGACCCGGCGGTAAAGGTGTCGTCGGCTACCGTGAAACCACCGGAGTCACCAACGAGAAGTGCGGCAACTGCGACGGAACGGGCTGGGTGTAGCTGCGATGGGAAAGTGGCCCCGCCCCGGAACCGGGCAGCCCCGCGACCCCCAGCCCGCCAAGTCCGACTGCGACTCCTGCAAGGGGTTCGGCGGCAAGTACGTCCTCAAGAACTGGATCGAATGCACCGCCTGCGGCGGCACCGGAAAGAAAGGGAAATAGCAATGGCCGGTGACCGGTACCGGGGCCACAAGGAAGAGTTCGAAGACTGGGTGAAGCGGGAGGCCCGACGCCCCGCACCTCGGCCAGAGCCCAAGCGCGAGGAGCCCGAGCCGAAGAAGGAGGACTAGCCTTGGCTCGCAAGAAGGACTACCAGAATTTCGACTCCTCTGGCCGTTCGAAGCCGGAGCCGCGCCGGAGCTGCCCCCAATGCCGAGGCGACCGTACCGTCAGTGAGACGCAAGAGAAGGGCACCAACGCCAAGGGCCAACCGGCCTACGAGATCGTTGATGTAACCTGCCCCAGCTGCAAGGGCTCGGGCCTCCAGTAACCCGCTCAGGAAGAGGAGAGCTAGCAATGGGCCGCAAGGACAAAGATGAATTCGACGACTACATCCAGCAGGACCTCGTCCGGGGCGACCGGTCGCAGCGGGCTGAGCGCGAGCCCACCCGAACCTGCAGCAACTGCAACGGAAACCGGACCATCACCCAATCCGTCACCAGCTACAACTCCAAGGGTAAGCCCGTCACGAAAGGTGAGCGGATCACCTGCCCCACCTGCGGCGGCCGGGGGGTCCGCTAGTGGCGACCTGCCCCGTCTGCCGCGGCAGCGGAGGCCACTGGGCCGAAGACTGCAAAACCAAGGAGCGGCGCTGGATGAGGTGCCCCCGCTGCGTCGGAACCGGGAAGATCTGATCATGGCCAAGAAGAACTCGAACCCGCCAGCGGCGCCCAAGCCGCCGTGCAAGGGGTGCGGAGGCACCGGGTCCGTCAGGGTGTCTCGGGGCCGGTTCCCCTCAGGGAACCACACCCGGCAGCAGTACGACATCGTGACCGAGCCGTGTCCCGATTGCGCCAAAACGAAATGACCGAGTACCGAAGCTACTCCGTGACAGCTGGAGGCGGGGGTTCAGGGGGCCGTCCCCCCAAGCGACCCCGCCCCGGCAGTCTCCACTGGTCCGAACGCAGCTGGTGGAACCCCCGCCGATGGCTGGCCGCGCCCCTGATCGTCGGCACGAGCGGCGCCTTGGCCACCCTGCTCGGCGCCTGGGCCCAGATGCTCCAGGGCGGCCTGTCCGCCTGGGGCGGGCTGGCCGTGATCGGCACCTTGGTCACCGTGGCGGCCATCGCCTGGGCCCAAAGCGACATCAACTATCTCAAATCGAAGGAGCGCCGCAATGGCCGATGAACCCGAGCCGACCTCGGAAAGCGAAACCGCTGCGATTCTGGCGGACCCCGACGCAATGGAAGCCATTGCCGAGGCGGAGGCCGAAGAGCCCCAGCCCCAGTTCAACCCGCTGCGCACCTGGGACCAGCTGGTCGATGAACTGGGTGACCCCACTAACCCGAGCCTTTACGGCTCCATCCCTGAGGAGGACCTGGACCGATGAACCGCGAAGAGACCCCCGAACCCGAGTTCTGCGACGACCTGATGGAGGACCTCGCCTCGAACGCGGGTCAGCGCGAGGCCGAGGGAGCCCCGTGCGAGGACTGCGGAGAGGTCCACGACGAGGAGGAAATCGACCTCAACGAGCTGCAGGCGGAGGGGCGTTAGGAGCCGCCTCGGAAGGCCGCCCGTAAGCTCGGAGCCCCAGATCCCTATTGCAGTGGGGATCTGGGGCTCTAAGTTTGTCCCCGGGCAAGGAAGAGCCCCCGCAGCGGTGCTGCGGGGGCTGTCGGCGGGGGGCTACCAGATCGGCTCGCGCAGCTCGACCGGGCCCGATTGGGCCGCAATTGCGTCGCGCAGGGCCTCCATGCGTTCGGTTCGAACGCGCCGCGAGACCGGTCGCCCAGAGGTGTAACTGGAACAGAGGAGGTCGTAGGCGGCCAGCGCCTCGCCGGAGTGCGCGAATGCGCCCAGCTCGCAGACCAGGACGCGGACCTGGAAGGCACCGTGGTCGCGGGCGTGGAACTGGAGCAGTTCGGCGGCCACGTCAGCGGCGGGACGGGCGGAGGGAGTGGTCATGAGGAACCCCAAACGAAGGAGGCGGAGGCGCGGAGCGCCAGGACCCCCCGATCTTACCATGTCTCCCAGACACGCACAACCCCCGGGTCCTGGCGGACTCCGGGGGTTGTGGCGTCAGGCGAAGGCGGCCCTGCACACCGGGCCAATGCCCAGCTCGACTGACGTCGGGTTGGTCAAACGGGCGTAGCAGTTGCAGCACGTGCCCGTTTTACGGCCCCAAGCCTTAGCCGCCTCCAGGGTCAGAATCGCCTTGGGGTCAAGCTTGGTGACTTGGCCCGGGGCAAACTCGGTGCCGCCTCCCTCCAAAACGCGGAGGGCGTAGAGCCGACCCGACGACTTCGAGCGCTCGACCCGGTAAATCTCGTCCCCCAGGGCGTAGAGGCGCCCCTGCTGGAGCTGGGCCTCGACGGCGTCGCGCGCGGCCTCTCGCTCCGCCTGCCCCCGGCGGGGCAGCTTCATCAGGGCGTCGATCAGCGCCGAAGCCCGCTTGCCATCGAAGTCCCGAGCGGAACGGGACCACTCGGGGTAGGTCTGGCTGGCCCAGACCTGGGCCTCCAGAGGTGAGCCCAGGTCCCGCTCCCGGAACAGCCGGGCAATGAGGTCGAGCTGCTTGGGGCTGGGGAGCCTCATTCGGCGACGGGGCGCCCCTCCGCCAGCGCGGCCCGCGCGGTTCCCGCCCCTCGGCGATCGGGACCTGGCGGCATCGCGGGACTCCTGGGCGATTCGCTGGAGCCGGGCGGTGTCGAGGCCGTGGGCCGCCGCGGTGACGTCCAGGTCGTCCGAAACGCAGAACTGGCAGTGGCACTCGTCGGAGCAGCCTCGGTTCAGCTGGCGCTGGAGGGCTTGGTCGGGGGTCATCAGGGGGTCCTTTCGGGACGGTGAGGTTTTGTTTCACGTGAAACGCTGCCGGGCGGCTTCACGGGGGAGCGGGCGGGGCCCCCCGAAGGGGGCCCCAGGCTCGGCTAGAAGGGGATGTCGGAGGTGTCCGCCTGGACTTCGCCCACGATGCGAGCGAGTTCCTCCTCGTCGCCCTCGATCGCCACCTCGGGCTCGTCGGCGACGCGGGAGAAGGAGGTCGTCAGCTGGCGCTCACCCTTCTTGTCATCGTACCCGAACACCAGGACCGTGTCGCCCTCGGACGGCTGGCCGTCCTCCACGATCTGGTACGTGAGCAGCTCGCCCCGGTACTCCCACCGGCCGACCTTGGCGGTGAAGTTGGTGCTCTGCGCCAGGGGCGTGACGGCGAGAGTGAACTCGCCCAGCTCGAAGGTCTCGACGGGCTCCGCCTTCGCGGCCTTCCGACCCTTCTTGGGGGCCTTGGGCTTGCGAGCGTTGGCGACGGCCGCGTCGAGCTTGATCTGGAGGCGGTCCGTGCCGCCGCGCTTCAGGATCTCGGCGAACGCCTCGGCGATCGGCAGCTCTCCGGCGGTGACGGCGTTGCGGAGGCGGGTGACGAGGCGAGCGTCGTGGCCCTGGGAGAAGAACCGGGTGGTGCGGCCGGGGCAGTTGTCGGAGCAGCTGCACTGCTGCTTGCCGTCCTCGATCAGGACGACCTGGCGGCCGGACTCGTCGGTGGGGAGGGCGGGGGCCTGGGCGGTGAGGTTGGCGTCCATTTCGGGCCTTCTTTCGGGTTGGGGACGGGGCGGGGGCCCCGTCCGTGTGTCTAAGACAAGTCTACCAGGTTCGTGTCAGAGCGACAAGGGGGGTTGGGAGGCGAGCCCGGTGATCTTTGTCACAGGGTCACGCCTCCCGGGGGGTTGGGGGCCGGTCAGCCCTCGTTCAGGATCTCGTGGGCCCACTCCAGCTCGGCCTCGGTGGGCCAGGGGTCGAGCTGCAGGTCCTCGGCGAGGCCGACGAGTGTTTCACGTGAAACATCGGCCTCGCGGGCTGCCCAGGTCGCCTCGGCGAGGTCGGCGACTGCGAGCAGGTAGGGGTCGGTGAGCCAGGGGCGGGGGGAGAACAGGGGCGTCGCCTCGTCGGCCAGCGCCTCGGCCTCCTCGTAGAATTCGAGCGCGGAGTCGCGGCCAGCCTCGGCCATCGAGACCTCGCGGTCCGTGGCCTGCCCGACCTCGGCGGCCCGGCGGGCGGCGTTCAGATCGAGCTGGGCGAGGCGGGTCTCGGCGGCGAGGCGGCGCAGGTCGATGGTGTTCATGAGAAGAGCCTTTCGGGTGGGGTTGGTGAGGCGGGAGTCGGGGGCCCGGGGGGCGTTCGCCCCCCGGGGCAGGGGGGTCAGGCGGGACGCGTCGCCATGAAGCGAGCGGCAGCCGCGAAGTAGGCAGTGACCGCGCTGCGGCGCTCCGAGTCGGTTGCCTGGCCCAGCTGGTGGGCGCGGTTGACCAGGCGCAGGTCGGCCTGGGCGAGTCGAGCCTCGGCGCGGGCTGTTTCACGTGAAACAACAGGCTCGGCGGGGAAATCGGTGCGGGACATTGGGACTCCTGAGGTTCGTGAGGCGGGTGAGGTTCGGGGGGCGGGGGTCGTGTTTCACGTGAAACAAGCGCCCCCGCCCCGGGCGGGATCAGAGCAGGCGACGGACCATCTCGCGCCGGACGCGGGTGTCCTCGGCGTCGGCGGCCCGCTTCTCGGCGGGGCCCAGCATCGCCTGAAGGGCAAGCTCGTCGCGCCGGTCGCGGAGTTGCGCCTCGGTGAGGGCGGTGAGATCGGTGGTGGTCATGAGGTCCTTCTTTCGGGTGAGGTTCGTGAGGCGGAGGGGGGGGGGGGGGGGGCGTTACCCCCCCCCGGCGGCGCGGGCCAGGCGTTCGGCGGGGCCG